TCATGCGCTACGACCCGGCCATCGTGCAGGAATACCAGAACGTGCTGAGCGAGCGGGAATCTCGAAGGGACGGATGAACCGAAGGGACGGATCGACTGGAGGTCAGGCATGAGAGGAGCGACCCGCAGTGGAACATCGTGGGATGCGATGTCTACTGGGAGGGTCCGCCCGAATGGTGCGGTCACTGTGGCGTCGAGATGCCGAGCGAGTATGGCGACCCTGACTTCGAGGAATTGGAGGAGGTGTTCGATGAGCGGATCGACTGATGTCTATGAGGAGCGGGCTGACTCGGCGGCGGCGAACGGCAAGGACAACCTGCAACGGGTGCGCGAGATGCTGACTTCGGTCGGCTCTTTCCATGGCAGCGTGAAGGTGGCGATGATTCGGCAGACCATCGTCAGTCTGGAGGATCTGTGCAAGCGGCTGGAGTACGCCGCCTCATGTCTGGAGAAGGCGGTCGAGAGGGAGGCGAGCAATGCCTGAGCCCCTGAGCCTGTCCATGTGGTGTCCAGTGCGAGGCATGCCGTTCGACCCGGACGAGGAGTGGCTCGACCTGTCATGCAAGGCTGCGGATCTCGGGTACTGCCGAGACATGGCGTCGGGCGTGGATCGCATGAACAGGGAGTGGGCGGACAAGCATCGGCTGTTGCGCTTCGTCATCATCGACATCACGGAGCGAATCGACTCTGCTGTGGAGGTGAGTCATGAGGATTGACCAGGTCAAGGTTGGTGTCCAGGATGTGCGGCTGTGCGACGACGGCACCATGGACACGGTGGTCGAGTGGTGGTGCCAGGCATGCCAGACATGGCATGAGATCCGGTACGACGGCGAGGCAGCGGCGGGCTACAGGGATGAGAGCGGGGCGCTGAACCTGTTGGCATTCGCCAACGAGGTGGTGCTCGATGACATCGAGTCCGAGCCTGCGCACTGGATCGAGAAGATCGGGGAGCGGCACTTGATGTACTCGATGCCTCACATGATGCGGCACGACATCTGCGAGGCATGCCTGAAGGAGCGGCCCGATGACAAGGAGGAGCCGGGCGACGGAGAGTTCGACTGGCTGGACTACTTCCTCGACGATGGCACCCCCACCTTCCATGCCTGGGAGGTGTACAGCAAGGCGCTGCCGATGGATGCCGAGCCATTGCGAGTGACGCTGTGTCCCGAGTGCGCCGAGCGGATGGCTGACGGCGTGACTCAGCTGTTCGTCAACGTCTACCTGGAGGACCAGGCATACGGCGGGCCGGAGGAGGGCGGCTGGTGGTACATAGTGGGCAGCATCGAGCGGGTGTACCCAGTGTCATGCCTGCAGGATGCGTACATGCTGGCCCGATTCCTGGAGGGCGGCGAGTTCAGCAACGAGGGTCGGCCATCCATGTACCACACCAACAGCGACGGCGAGTACAGGGTACGCATCCAGCTCCAGCCTGGGCAGGGATACCCGACGAGGAGGCCCCACTATGAGTGAAGGCATCACCATCACCGTGCCGAACGTGGACGTTGCCCTGCTCAGGGAGCAGCGGGATGCATTGCTGGAACTGGAGCGCATCTTCGTCCAGGGTGGCGAGTCATGGCTGGCGCTTGAAGGCGTCATCCATCTGCTCGATGCCATGCTCGACGTGGCAGAGGACAACCCGGAGGAGGTTGAGTGTCCTCGCTGCCACAGTGTGGATACTGGGGCTGCTGCCAAGACGCACATCGCAGATCATGGCTACTGCCATGAGTGCCTCGACTGGATATACATTGAGAAGGAGTGAGGCATGGAGGGAAGGCGACGGCCTTCCCTTCCCTTATCGCTCACACTTTGTGAGAGCGATAAGGGAAGGGAAAGGAGGCGCAGCATGGACGAGACTCGGGAAGCGGCGATCCGGTTTCTCAACTCGATGAGGGGTCAGTACATCATGGGGCAGGCGCTGTGCGTTGCCATCGACACGATGATGGAGGTTCAGCCACCGCACAGGGAGGAGAGCAACATCTCAGACATGCGCTACTTGAGGGACAGCCTGTTCCCGCTGTTCGCTGAGATCGAGAAGATCAAAGCGCCGGATGGCTGGAGAGCAGACGTGAAGGAGGGGACATGAGCGACTTCATCCACATGCTCCGAGGCGAACTCGACAAGCGCAACATCGACAGCTACTGCCGTGAGGATGGAGACGAGCCGATGATGGGTGTCATCTACTGCATTGTCGCCGTCGCTCTGCGTAGCCACGAGAACGGCAGGCTGGCAGCGTCAAGGTTGGAGGAGGCATTCCTCCACTCGGAGATTGAGGACGGAACCTTCAACGAATTCATCCGTCTCGCCGCTCCCTTCATCGAAGGTGGTATCGCCTACGCTGCTGAGCAACTCGGCCTGCTGGATGGGAGGTGAGCCATGAGCCACAACGCCGAGTGGGAAGCGGAGCAGGCGAAGAAGCTGATCGGCTACACCATTGCGGATTCGGTACTCACGCCGAGCGGTGAGTCCTTCGGGCTGGTGCTCACCAAGCCAGGCATGAAGGGTGGTGGCGTGGTGGTGTGGGTGGACAGTGACCAGGAGGGCAACGACTGCGGGCATCTCAGCATCCCGACGCTGCCGAAAGAAGGAGGCAAGCCATGAGCATCCGACTGTCACAAAAGCACGGCGTGAACCCATCGCTCGGAGTGTGCTTCTGGTGCGGCGAGGACGATGGCACGGTGCTGCTGCTGGGCAGGCTGAAGGACGACGCCGAGGCACCACGCCGGGCATGCGTCAGCTACGAGCCATGCGCCAAGTGCGCAGAGCAGATGGCGCAGGGCATCCAGTTCTTCGAGGCGACGGACACCCCGAACCACACTGGCCTGCCTCCCATGGCGAACGGTGCCTATCCCACTGGCAGGTGGGTGGTGCTGAAGGAGGAGGCTGTCGGCAAGGTCATCACCAACGAGGACATGCTGGCGAGGACGCTCAGGTACAGGAAGGCAGCGATTGAGCCGGGCGTCTACAACGCAGTGTTCGGCCACATCCCAGACATGGGAGGCGAGTGATGGACACACATGAGTGGGACGACATGCCTCGCAACTCGAAGTGGTACGCCGAGTATGAGCGGCGAGTCGCAGACTTCTTCGAGAAGGAAGGGCTCCGCAACCTCGGCGCACAGGATGACCCCGACTCCATCTATGGAGAGCCCTACTTCTCAAGCGCTGGCTGCTCATGCTGCGGCTCATACCTCGGCGGCAACAGGACGCTGTGCGCTGGATGGAACGAGGCCGAGAAGCAAGCGCAGGATGGCTACGAAGTGTGCGATGACTGCGTCTACTACGCAGAGTACGGACGGCTCGACGACATGACCATGCTCGACATGGATCGGCTGGACAAGGAGGCATCGAATGAGTGAGGCATTGCTGGCGCAGATCGACAACGACATCCGCAGCATGCAGCAGATGCTCGGCATGGCGAACGAACCGACGGCACCGCAGGTGGTGGAGCAGGAGGAGGAGCGGGAGTCGAAGCCAGGCATCAGCTTCACTGAGTTCAAGCGTGACAAGTGGAAGGCATGGAGTCAGGATGGGAACGCTGCCCCGGCTGGCAGCGGGTGGTACACCGACGGCACCATCCTGCTCAAGGCATCGGCGCTGCAACGCAAGCCGCCGTACAAGAGCATGACTGAAGGGGCGGCAAACGGCAAGGTCAGGCTCGAAGGTATCGAGCGCATCTTCGACAACGCCAAGAACGACAAGTCGGAACTGTGGCGTGGAACCAGGGATGAGTGGATCAACGTCTGCGTTGGCAAGGCGATGGCCGTGCTGCTCACGTCGCCTGGCATGATCGACCCGCCTGTTCCCATCGACCCGAGCAAGGCGAAGCTGATCGAGTACCTCATCCCTGGCGTCGAGTATTGGTGCAAGCGACATGACGTGGCTGCGCCTATCCAGCTCCAGGTGGATGGTGAACTGGTCGGGCTGCTCATGCCGCTGCGCGTGGCAGACGCTGCGCCCAAGGACTATGACACGGTCGCCGTCGTGAAGGCTGCATACCAAGGGAGGGTGAAGTAATGAGCGCGAAGAGCGGACTGCGGACAGAGGCCCGGCGGTTGCGTCGATGCGTGGACGAGATCCATGACATCCTCGACGCAGGGCCTGGCCTGATCGAGGATGACTGCTCAGCCATCATCGCTGAAGCAGAGGCCATCAAGACCCACGCCAATACCTTGATCTCGCTCTCCGAGAATGAGGAAGCGAGACTCATGGAAGAGGCGAGGCTCGACAGGCAGGAAGCGGGAGCGCCATGATGCTCACCCTCACCTTCCATTCCGACCCCGGCCATGGCTGGCTCCAAGTGGACCGGCGCATGATGGAGACCTACGGCGTCAAGCCATCGGGCTTCAGCTACGTGGATGGCAACGCCGTCTTCCTCGAAGAGGACTGCGATGCCGCTCTGTTCATCGACGTGCTGAAGGAGCGAGGCATCGAGTACAACATCCGGCACGTCGATCATGGCAGCGACTGCTTCATCCGCAGGCTGCAGAACTGGGGATGATCGACGAGGGGAGGAGGCGACTCCTCCCCTCTTTTCTTTCGTAACTTTGTGACGAAAGAAAAGAGGGGAGAGGCCATGCTGAACATGCCGGAGAGAGTACGGCGACAGTTGCGGAAGCTGTTCGACTCGCTGACCAAGGGCCAGCCGCAATACTACCAGCGTGAGTACCGCCCCATGCAGGGCAAGCACCGATGGATTCTCTACCGGCAGGGAGTGATGGTCGCCACGGTGTGGGCAGACTGGGACAAGAAGGGCAACCTCACCTTCCTGAAGATGACACCCGGACCAGGCATGAAGGAGGAGGAGCAGGATGTGTGACATCAAGGTTGAGAACGAGGGGTCGATCATCGTGTTCGAAGCGCAGAACGAGGACGCACTGCGAGTGATGGACGAGACGCTGGCGACGGAGGGATGGCAGTGGATGGGGCGCTACCGGCTCTGCGTCGATCATCGCATGGCTGCCGGTGTCGCTCAGGTTCTGCTCAACGAAGGGCTGGAGGTGGAGTGATGAGCCATCCGCAGGTTCGCGATCACCTCTACGCACTGATGACCATCGAGGTGCTGAAGCTCGGCCAGCCCACGCACTACAAGGAAGACTTCACTCGGCATGACAAGGCATCCGTACATGGGATGGATGACGACGAGACATTCTTCTGGGTTGTGAGGGAGTGCGGCACTCACATCTTCAACGACTGGAACAACATGAAGTGCGTGCTCCGCACCTTCTCGGATGTCGTCGCCCTGTTCACATGCAAGACCGGCAACAGCTACTTCTCGCCGGAGGTGAACCGCATCCCGTACCTCTGGATGGATCGAGAGAACTCAGTGTGATTCGTTCTGCCTCGCATGGGAGAGGGTCACTGCACCTCCTCTCTCTCCCACTGCGAGGCAGACTGAATCCCATGGAGGTGAGGCATGAGAGCAGACCTGGAGCTGGCGATGTTCAGCGAGTGCTTCCCGTGCAACCCGATCCCTTTCGCTCAGGGATTGGCCGACTACGTGAGGGAGCAGAAGCGAGGGGATGCGATCAAGGACGACACGGCGAAGCGCATCCTCTGGATTCTGATGGGCCAGGCGTTCGGACAGATGGCGACCATCGACCTCTGCGATCTGTGGGACGAGCAGTTCAAGAAGGCGAAGGCCGAAGGCAAGGAGGTGTGACATGACGCCGGAGTTTGAGGCCAAGTACCGGGCGCTCAACGAGAAGTACCACGTGGCATGGAACGAGAAGAGCCCGATGAATGTCAACGTGCTGAACGTCGAGGCGCTGCGCCGCCTGTATGAGCAGGACGAGCACCTCAACAACATCTCGCTGCGTCAGTGGGATAGCCTGGCCATTTCGTTCCTGGCCCAGCACCGGAACTGTGGGTTGAGCCTGGCTGAGGCGGTGTGCATGCAAAAGCAGGCGGCGAGGGATCTGCTGCTGCGAACAGAGAAGGAGGTGTCGAATGGCTGAGAGCAGGGCGAAGCGTTGGGAGAAGGCGTGCATCGAGGCATCCGATGCGATCAGCAGACTGCAAGAACTGAGGGACGAGTACCAGGATTGGAGGGACAACATCCCTGAGAACCTGGACTCCAGCCCCTTCGTCGAGAAGCTCGATGCAGTTCTGGAGCTGGCGCTCGATGAAGCGTCAGACATCATCGAGGAGGCGGCGGCGGCAGACCTGCCGCTCGGATTCGGGAGGGACTGAGCCATGGTGTACTTCGTCAGGACCAAGGACGGCGTGTCGCACCGCACCGAGAACATCCACCAGGCGTACTACTACTTCGGCTGGGAGGTTGGCAGATTCGAGGCGAAGAACGATCTGAGGCTGGAGATCAGCGATTGGCCGGAGGAATTCTACGAGAACACCTTCTGCATCGCCTTCCCGCAGTGGAAGGAGCCGATCCAACACGCCATCATCTGGATCACGGGGAGGGAGTAGCCATGGAGCAGAGAATCGAACTCGTGCAAGGTGGCAGCATCACCATCGTTCTCGGCATCACCTTCGGAGAACTCATGGTCGAGGATGAGGATGGCAACTACACGGTGGCGATCACAGTACAGGATGCCAACAACCTGGCCGACGCACTCAAGAAGCTGCTGGAATAGGAGGAGCCATGCGCAATCCGATGGTTCGCATCATCACCGACGAGGAAGAGCTTGAGCTTTACCCCCCTGGGAACTGGGGGGTCTGCCCACGCTGCCAGGGCAAGGGGGAGCATTCCAACCCTGCTATCGACGGCAACGGCATCACGTCCAGCGAGATGGCTGAACTTGGCGATGACTTCCTCGAAGACTACATGCGAGGCGTCTACGACGTGACCTGCCACGAGTGCAGGGGAGAGCGGCTGGTCTGGGAGATCGACTGGGATCGCTGGTACAAGAGCGACCCTGAGCATGCAGGCATGTACGAACGCTACCTGCAGGACATGGCCGAGCTTCGCTCCATCGAGGAAGCGGAGCGGAGGATGGGCGCATGACATGGCACAAGGCAGGCGACGTGGCAGCTGGCTCCCTGTCGAGGTATTCCACCCAGCACTGGCATGGCTGGAAGAAGGAGGATGCCAGGAGGTACATCGACGACGTGACCGAGGGAGACGCCTTCCCATGCAAGAACGGCCACGGCGGCTGCGCCCTGTGGGACAACGGGCCATGCGCTGCCGAGGTGCAGGCATGGTTCGACCTGTCGATAGACGGAGAGGACGATGCCTGACTGCGTAGGCTGCGGCTACTGCTGCCTGAAGGCACCGTGTTGCTTCGGGGCAGCGGATGATTCCGGCAGATGTCTGGCCCTGCATTGGGACGGGCAGCAGTACCGCTGCCTGCTTGCTGACATCCCGCTGGTGTATGAAGGCATGGCGATGGGCGAAGGCTGCTGCTCGTCCCTCAATGACTGGCGACGTGACGTGAAGGAAAGAGGGTGAGAAAGATGGCGAGATTCTTCGGAGCGATACAGGGCTCCAGTGGGGAAGGGGCGAGCCGTTGCGGCACGGCGAAGTCCGGGCTGACGGCGCACCTCCGGGGCTGGAGCATCGGCGTGAGAGTCTACCTGGACGTGGATGCCGAAGGGAGGGATCGAATCATGGTGTACCGGACGGGCGGATCGAACGCCCCAGAGTCCATCGGATTCCCAGTGTACGAGGCGACGGAGGTGAAGCCATGATCGAGTGGGACAAGGTGAAGACCATCGAGGACTTCGACAAGGCTGACCATGGGATGCTGGTGCGGCTGTCTGAGCACATCGTCCGCAACCACTGCATGAATGGGGCGCTGGAGCACGTGCTGTTCGGAACCCCGGCGGGCCACTTCCTGACCTACCTGTTCGAGAACAATCTGGTCAAGGCTTACGGCCAGGCCGATGACTCGAACACCAAGCACATGCGGGAGTGGGCAGCATGGCTGTTCAACTCCGCACCTTCCGACTGCTGGGGCAGCGAGGAGAAGGTGCTGGACTGGCAGAGCCGAGGCGGGCTGGTCGGCTGGATGCGGGAGCAGATGAAGAGGGAGGGAGACGATGATCCTGACTGAGAAGAACAAGAAGCACATCGACAGCCTCTCATACGAGGGGTTGCTCCGGCACTGGCGCTTCGCCCCGGCTGGTGACCCGTGGTTCGAGGGAGAGACGGGAGCCTACTGGAGTGAGCGCATGGCTGAGCTGGCCAAGGGTGCTGACACAGTCGGAGCCTCGAAGCGCCTCGGATGGGAGAAGCCATGACCGACGCCACGACCGCACGTCAGCTGGCGCAGACGGTGGCATGGGAGCTGCCCATGGAGAAGATCATCGACATGATGATCGGCCTCCTCGCCACCATGTTCCTCGACAACCCCGATCTCTTCGGACAGTACATGCGGGCCTACTCCGTGGAGTATCGGAGGGACTGGAAGGAGGCAGAACGGCAGGCGATGGTTGGCGCTGTGGATGCGAGGAAGGGGGGCTCCATCCCTCCGACCGGGACACCGAGGAAGCGCAAGCACGGGGACAGAACGGAGTACCAATGACAGACTACATCCAGCTTCCACGCATCCTGTACTGGACTGCAGCCGACAGGGTCAAGCCGACACTGATTATCAGCGACAACGAGGAGAACCCTCGTAACCTGCGCTGGGCCTGGGAGCACAGCCCGAAGGGGGTATTCGGCATCGAGTTCGGGTTGGAGCTTCGAGCCATCGCCCACTTCGGGGACAAGAACGTCACGCTCAAGAGCGAGCTGCTCAACCGGAGCCCGAGATACCTGGTCAACGGCAAGCTCTGGCACATTGGAGATAGCTTCCAGATGGGGGAGCACCACCTGTTCAATAAGGCATGCAACAGCCCGAGCGGGACCGTCTACCAGCTGAAGAAGTACCCGTTCTGCGTCATCATGGTGAGGCCACAGCCAGAGGACGAGGTGGTCCCGGCCTCAACCTGGGAGGAATGGGAACTGGCAAAGAAAGAGGAGGACGCATGACGGAAAAGCTCGCAGTCTATGGCATGAGCGTGGTGGATTGGCTCAGGGATTCGCAGGCACAGGCCGGGGTCAGGATGAGCTGCGTCCTGCTACTGACCGACCCCGATGACCCACAAGAATGCTTCCTCTCGCTGGTGACAGAGGAGGAGATGCGCGACGAGGACATGCAGACCAGACATGGGCAGTGCCTGGAAGCGTTGGCTCTCACGTTGGCGAAAATGGCTGGGAAGAAGGCAGTGCTCGACTGCGTGAGCCGGGCCTTCTCGATGGCGGACGGCTGCATGGTCTGCGACAATGCCTTCGATGAGCTGGATCGGAGGATGACATGACGAGGCGGGTCCGCAACTACGTCTCCATGATCGGTCTCCTCGCCGCAGCGGCACTGTTTGCCTACCTCTCCATGGTATGAGAATCGTCGGCACCGTCGGCGGGTATCTGGCCTACCCCCACAACTACTACGAGGGCCAGCCCTACATCTTCATCAAGAAGAGGAAGCTGCCGCCCCACCAGGCAAAGAGCAGAGACCTCGGGGCAGGGGCAGAGATGCTCCTGCGTGGGGCCTTGGTCATCTGGGCTCACCCAACCATGCTCCTGACCTACCGCAGGAAGGAGGCTGGTGGCGTCTCGTCGAAGACACAGGTCACTCTGTTCAAGCGGCTCCAGTTCGAGTGGTCTTGTGTCCATCGGTGCATCGACGGCGTGATGCACAAGCTGGACCAGCGCTCCATGATGAAGCGGGCGATGGATGCCTACGCCGCAGTCGATCAGATCATCACGGAGGGCGGGCTCGGGGCCAGGGTGAGAACGCTGCCAACCACAGCACGAGAGAACGTCGAGCTTCGAGCAACCCTCCATGCCCTGGTGCGTGAGTGCCAGGATATGGCGCTGGCAGCTGGCCTGTACACCAGGGACTGGGGCAAGTACCCACCGGCCCTGCGCAAGGCGAGGAAGATCCTTGGCCTGCCCTACCAGGGGACGATCCAAGACACCGAGGTCGATCCTCTCATCGAATCCAGGGAGATTGTGAAGGACGAGGAACGCTGGTAGCCAAGGTGCTAGGCAACCTACTATCAACCCACGTCACCACGTGGACGGGACGTACGCAGCTAAGGGGGAGTCCTAGCCTCCCCTGTTTTCTACGGTACGATAGTGGCATGAGCGACCACATCACACTCGATGAGTACCGCCGCCTGGTTCCGGGGGCATGCCCCCCTGCCCAGCCGAAGAGGACGGACGGATCGGAGCGCAAGAAGAAGCTGGCCCTGCTCGTCTTCATCGAGGAGGCCAGGCGAGAACTCGGCATCGCTTTCGGAGGGACGTGGAAGAAGGGCATGGACACGGACAGCCACGTGATGTACCTGGAGTACCCGGCAATCCCAGGTCGGAAGTTCAGATTCGACGTGGCCATCCCAGTGCTGCGCCTCTTGATCGACATCCAAGGCGGGAAGGGCTGCATGCGAACAGGCCCGGATGGGAAGCTCAGCTACGGTGGAGCCCACCACTCCATCGAGGGCAGGCGCAGAGACATCTTGAAGAACAACCTCGCCCGTATCTGGGGCTTCGACGTGATCGAGTGCGAGTGGGAGGATGTCGAATCAGGTCAGCTGTTTAGCTGGGTCAGGCAGCTGTTGGAAATGAGGGCTTGACAGGCTGCGCAAGCGTCAAGTAGAGTTGCACAATCAAGTGTGCTAGGCTGCTGACATGAACACAATCCTCACCTGTAACATCGACGACTACCTGAGAGCAAACCGAATGAACAAGCGGTACTCCCACACAGTGCGTGGCTTGGAGAAGGCCGTTGGCATGAGCCACCAGGGCCTGCTCAACATCAGGAGCGGCATGTCCGAGCCAAAGCTCGGGACCGCCGTCAGGATAGCCATGGCGCTAGGCACTACGGTTGAGGAGGTCTGGCCATCGGAGCAGTTCCATGGCGCAAGGTGAGTGGTCGAACCAATGGCCAGCCAGGCCGGGGCTCTACTGGTTCTACGGCTATCCGATCAACAAAGAGATCGACGTGTTCCCGAGACTGCTGCTTGTAAACATAGAGTACACAGGGACTTACGGCGTCAGGGCCAGGACGCTGCGCACCACGCTCAAGGGTGAGACTGGGTGCCTGGGGTACTGGCTGCCGATCAACGTGCCTGACCTGCCCAAGAACTTGGATCAGCTGGAGAAGTCCAGGAAGGGAGTGTGACATGGACGAGAAGATGGTGAGGGTGGCCGAGATGGCAGAGCAGCTGCGCTGGCATCTCGAACGTGCGACGCTCAGCCTCAAGCGCCTGGAGGTTGAGATTGCGAGGGCTGACGAGCAGGCAGCGGCAGAGCCCAGGGCTGCCACCGTGACCGGGGAGATCCCCATCGTCAGGGGTGCCGACCAGGATGGGTACGGCGGTGAGGTCGTCGGGAAGCTGGACATCAGCGACTCAATCCTCAAGGGGGAGAAGGCATGACAGATGCGCACAGCGAAGACTGGCACGAGAGAAGGCGGGCCGGGATAGGGGGCAGCGAGTGGGGCGACGTGCTCGGGCTGGAGCCCTACGGCTGCGCCCGCAGGCTCTGGTACGAGAAGCGAGGCACCGAGCTGGACTTCCCTCGCCGCTACACCGGGGCGATGAAGCGAGGCCACAAGCTGGAAGCCATTGTGGCTGAAGAAGTTGAGGAGGCACACGGCTTCTTCTTCCGACGCCACAACAAGAATGCCAAGCGACCGCCCGACATCCCCAGCTGGTGGATCGGCAACATCGACCGGGTGGTCAAGCGGGGCTGCGTCCCAGGGAAGGAAGGGAGTGGGGTCGCTGAGTTCAAGACCAAGGGACCGTTCCCGTTCCAGAAGCTGACGAAGACGGGCATCCCCGACACCGAGAAGCTCCAGGTCCAGCACTACCTCGGGCTGACCGGCTTCAAGTGGGGGCTCTACGCCTGCCTTGAGCCCGTCTACTGGCGGCTGTTCATCCAGTTCGTGGATCGGGACGAGGCGGCGCTGAAGCTCATGCGTGAGGTCGGGGAGACCTTCATGCGTGAGGTGCAGGAGGGGCCAGCCCCCTTCAAGCTCATGTCCTCCGACAAGCGCTGCCAGACCTGCGAGTTCCGGTGGACCTGCCACGGCGAGGCGCTCGTGGATGCCACCATCGCATCCGAGACGGAGGAGATCGAAGACCCATACCTGGCTGGCCTCGTCACCGACCGGGACTCCCTCCAGGAGATGACGAAAGAGAACGAGGAGCTGCTCGACGAGAACACCAGGAAGATCAAGGAGCACCTCGGCCAGCAGCGCAAGGTGAAGGTTGGAGACCGGCCCATCATCTGGAAGATGGCGAGCCGCAAGGTACTGGATACGAAGAAGTTGCAGGCCGAGAAGCCAGAGGTGTACGAGGCGTATGTGAACGAGTTGTCCTACGAGTTCTTCAGGGTCTACTGAAAGGAGGCACATCATGCCGAGACAGAAGAAAGTGACAGCGGTGGCGAAGTGGAAGAAGGGCCGAACCGTCGTGGCCCTGTACCTCAACGAGATCGAGATGGCGATGCTGCATGACCTGCAGGCACACATGCAGTCCAAGCTGCGGGACAGCAACATCATCGTCCCGCCCATCACGCAGTCCGCAGTGCTGAAGACTGCCCTGACCAACCTCTTCGAGAAGGAGCTGGGCAAATGAACGACGAGATCAGAACGGCGAGTCCCATCACCATCTTCGAGGACGGCGAGGTGCAGCAGGACAGCCAGACTGCGGCCATCACCAGAATCGAGGAGAGCCGGGCTGTGCAGGAAGCGCAGGCCCAGTTCATTGTGGCCAAGCGCTTCCCGCGCAACGAGCTGGAAGCTGAGCGCCGGATCGTCGAGGCGTGCAAGCGCCCGTCCCTGGCCCAGGTGGCCGAGTACAGCTACAGCAGGGGCGGAGCAACGGTGCGCGGGGCCTCGATCAGGATGGCCGAGACGATGGCCAGACACTGGGGCAACATCCGCTTCGGCTTCAGGGAGCTGTCCCAAGGGGCCGGGGTCTCCGAGGTCCAGGCGTATGCCATCGACATGGAGACCAACACCCTGCAGGAGAGGGTGTTCCATGCGAAGCACATCCGCTACAGCAAGAGCGGCGGGATGCAGCGGCTCACCGATCCGAGGGACATCTACGAGATGATCGCCAACCTGGCAGCCCGGCGCATCCGGGCCTGCATCCTGTCCCTCATCCCCGGTGACGTGCAGGAGTCAGCGCTCACCACCTGTGAGGCGACCCTCAAGGGCGGCAGCGGGAAGCCCCTGAAGGACAGGATCAAGGCCATGCTGGAGCGCTTCAAGGAAGTCGAGGTCAGCCAGACCATGATCGAGGCCCGCTTCGGCAAGAAGGCCGAGGCCATCGACGAGGTCCAGCTGCTGGAGCTGACCCGCATCTTCAACTCCCTGCGGGATGGCATGTCCAAGGTGGACGACTACTTCTCAGATGAGAACGAGTCCGCGAAAGCACGCCTCAAGAAGACGCGCCAGAAGGCCCCAGGATCGCCCAGGGCTGGGGAGCCCCCCACCACACAGCCGCCTCCGGCAGACGCAAGGGCGGGGCGGGGGGCGCAGGAAGCCGGGCAGTCTGGCAACGGGGCATTGTTCGGAGAGACGCCCGGCAGTGAAGCGTTCACCTTCGAGTGGCAGCAGCTGCTGCAGCGGGCAGTCCGGTCTGGCCAGGCGGAGAGCTTCGCCGTCAAGGTCATGGAGCGCCTGGCTGCCGGGCAGGGCGGGATGGACGGCCCCGGCTCCATCCATGGCGAGGAGGGCAAGGCCAAGTTCCTGAAGGACTGGTCAGACATGGTGACCCAGTGGGAATCGGCCAGCAAGAAGGCCATGGTAGACTGATCCCGCCTTCTTTCAACCTGTCTTCGCTGTGACGGCAGTGAAGACAAAGGCCCCGGAGAGATCCGGGGCCTTTCGTTGTCTCCCTGGGAAAGAAGCCCCCGGAGGGGGTCCGGGGGCTAGTGCCGTTTTGTGCGCGAAGGGGCTGGCGCTACTTCTCGGCACCGTTTTGATCTGGGGCTGGCCCATACCTGAGCTGCGCGACCATCGCCTCCGTCTTCGAGAGCGACCCCCGGCTGGAGCCGAGGTAGTAGGAGTACGCCGTCACGACCAGGCTCTGCGTCACGCCGAGCAGGTAGAGCAGCACGTCGCGCTGCTCCCTGCTCTGGACAATCTCCAGGTCGGGCAGGAAGAAGATGGCGAAGAGGATGAACAGCCACAACCCAACCGCGAGGTAGGACAGGATGGTCGGTGTCTTGTCCCGCACCACCTTCTCCCGCTCCCTGGCGCTCGACACGTCCTGCAAGTAGAGATCCTGCTCCTGCAAATCGAGCTTCTTCATGTTCTCGATGAACTGCTGCTCGGCCTGCTTGAGCTTGAGGAGCGCATCAGGGTTGCCGCTTGCCACGATCTCGCTGATCTGGTCGAGCGTGCCAGGATCGTTTGGATCGCCATCCACGCCCAACACGGACTGTAGGACGCTCACCGCCACGCCCGCGAAAGGGCCACCGACCAGCCCGCCTGCAACTGTTGGTGCCACCTTCTTCAGGGTCTGGAACCAGGGCTTCTTCCCGAGCCCTTTCAGGGCATCAGTGAACTTCGACATGGCTCACTTCCTCTTCTTCTTCTTGCGACCACCGCATGGCATGGCGGTCTCCTAGCCAGGCCAGCTGATGGGTGGGATGGGACCGCCCGGCGTGCCGGAGGAACCGGCCCTGTCAGCCTCGCCCATCTTGCGGTACATCTGCTGCAGCTCGTCGGTCACTGCCTTCAGCCACGGCCACGGCACCTTGTAGCCCCGCAGGTCTTCGCTGCAGAACTGCCACAGCCAGTAGCGGCAGAACCTGTGCGTGAGCTTGACGCACTCAGCCGGGGTGACGGTGCCGAGCCCGCCGACATCGGAGTCCTCGTCCTCGCTGCGGTACACGCCGGTCATCAGCGAGACCATCTTGTCGGTGTGGTTGGTCAGGTCGGGGTAGTCATGCCACTCGCCGCCGTAGGGGCCTGGCAGAACCATGGCATAGGGGGCATCCTCGCCCAGCTCTTCGCCGTGCTTGCGCATCTCGGTCGCCCACCACTCCCAGTTGTAGTTGCACTCCATCAGGGGCTGGAACTCCAGAGCGAGCAGCGTCTCGATGGCGAGGGCCGCATCGAGGTAGAACGTCCCCCTGTGGTAGACGTACTTGCGCTCGGCAATATGCTCTCCAACCCTGCGGTAGGCTTCACCGAGCTTGAAGAGCAGGTCGTTGTAGGCGTAGAAGTAGGGCAGATACTCGGGCGGATCGGTTGCCATGATGCCTCCTCCTATGGAGCAGTCGAAGACCATTGCGAAGCGTCACCGCTTTCGAGACCATCCCGAAAGACGATGTGGAATCTCCAGATGCACTCACTCGGGTGCCCTTCAGCACGGATCACTGCGTTGCCATCGTCCTCGAAGTGCAGCGGCCCAATCTTCACAACGTAGGGGACCGGCGTCTGTGTCTGCTGGTGCTGGTACTGCACCCTCACCTCGATCAGGTCGTTGCCCTTGAACACGGGCGTCTCGCACACAATCGGCCAGGTCGGAGTCGGCGTGGGCGTCGGGGTCACAGTGCGCGTCTGCGTGATGGTAGGCGTCCTGGTTCGGGTCGGCGTGCGCGTCCTGGTTGGGGTGCGGGTTGGCGTGGGCGTGACGGCTCCGGCTGTCCAGGCCAGGGAACATGCCAGCAGGAAGAGCGCCAGCTTGGGTCTCATCTTCCGGCACAGCCTATCACTCCTCTTCCCCAAACGTCTTTCCAACCTTCTTCCACTTCGCATACTTGTCCTTCGCCCAGTCCTTGAACTTCCTGATGTCCGGCTCCACCTTGTAGCCCTGCTCGATCATCAGCTTCTGCAACTCTGAGTAGCTGATGTGGCCCCAGTTCTCCTCCATGTACTTGACCGCCACGTCCTCGCCAGTGCCAGCGTAGGTCGGCTTCGCCTGCGATTCCCACGGCTTCAGCTTGTCGAACTCCCCGGTGACAATCGCCATCGCCTCTTCGGTGCTGAAGGGTGCCCGCTTCTTAGCCCCGGCTGCCTGTAGCGTGAGGGCCAGCCGCCTGTCGTCGATCTCCTTGGTGGCAGGCAGGCTCCTGAAGGCGCGGACCAGCTCGTGGGCCTTCATGCGGTCCCGAGCCAGCTCCTTGCGCCCGGAGATGGAGCGAGCGATGTCCTCCTGAGTGGCGACCCCACGGTCCACCTCGGCACGCTTCTGCGCCCCGGCGTTGTACTTGTTGGTGTGGATGTCCTCAGCGAGCGGAGCAACCTGGTAGCTCAGCAGCCGGGTGAGGTCGTCCTTGTCGTAGTGGTAGGTGCGGACGAACCGGGTGAACTTCTGCCGCACATCATGCAGCGACTTCGGCGCGATCATGCTGCTGGGCTGCGCCTTCTGCCCGAGCTTCTGCCGCTTCACGTAGTCGGCGGTGTACTGGATGGTCGGCCCCAGCTGCCCGGTCATCACGTTGATGAGGAAGTGAGACATCCGCTCCTTCGCAATCCGGCCCTCTTCCTTGTTCGGGTGGCCAGCCATGCGGGAGCCGATCAGCTCCCCGATGCCCTCCCGGTCAACATCGAACGCGGTATCCTGCCCAGTCCACAGTTCCCACTGCTCCTGCAGGTACATGCCAGGCCCGAGGTTCTGCGCCATGTTGTTGAGCAGCGCCTTCCAGAACGGGGTGCCGCCTTCCATGGAAGTCTGCAACGCGCCCGAGATCCACTCCTCCACCGGGAAGGCTGTGTTGCCGTTCATGGCTGTGTAGCTGACATCGAACGTGCCGTCCTCATACTCCGTCTTCCAGGCCAGCGTGTTCATGTTGGCGTCGAAGTCAGGCATGAACTTGCGGAAGGCAACCATCTCCTCGTTCGTCAGCGGCGTGCGCTTGACGACCTTCTTCTCCTTGTCCTCGTCGTCATGCGGGAAGAAGTAGCTGAGGATCTCGTCCGCCATCTTGCCTGCGCCCTCGGTCTGGGATGCGAAGCCGGACCAGGCATCGGTGAGCATCGGGCGGAACGCCGTGTTGTAGAGCCAGTTGCCACCACCGAGAGCGGCGAGCGGCATGAGCCTGGCGCTGAGGAACCCGACCAGTGGCCGGAGGTTGATCTCCTTGTTCGGCATCACGGGGTCGCCCTTGAACGCATGCGTGATGGCGGTGTGCGCCCCGTTTGCCAGCATCCTGCCGCTGTCGTAGGTGTAGCCCACGTAGTCGGCCCCAGGCACCAGGGCTATGGTGTCTATCGCCTTCGGGCCACGGTGCCGGTTCTGGTAGTGCCTCGCCACCCAGTCCCTGGCCCCGGCCTTCGCCTTCTCCGTTGGGACTTTCGCCTTCTCATACTCTTCGAGGTGGGTCTTGTAGGCGGCGTACTTCACCGGGAAGTCGATCAGCGCGTATGCCTCCATCGCATGCTGGAGGAAGTTCTTCATCTTGCCGCTGAGCCCGAAGGGTGAGAACAGCGGGCTCTCGATGATGGCCCTCACACCATGCGATAGGGACTGTGCCTTGTGCGAGTAGTAGCCTTCCTTCGCAGCCTCCGCCACCTTGTCCATGGCCCAGACGTTCTTCTGCCCCGGCTTGATTCCGTGGAGCGTGACATCCGGCCCGATGTTGGCGAGGGGGTTGGCCTTCCATGCGATGGCAATGCCATCCGCGAGGTGGCTCCAGAACCCCTCGTAGTAGAGATCGCCAGCACTGAGCGCCTGGCCGAAGACTGAGGTCGCCGCATTCCTGCCAATCGTCTTGGCCCACAGCAGCTTGGTCGCCCGCATCCCGGCCTGCGGCCCGAGCCAGAGGATGGAGGCGAGCTTGGATGCCAGGCTGTTGCTCGGCATCTTGGACTCAAGCGACTTCGCTATGCCTGGCGTCACCCACTTCCCAGCCATGGGGCCGTAGCGCAGCTGGTCACGGCGGTTGGTCTCGCTGCCGAGCTGGATCGAGTGCGTGCCGCTGCGTCGGGTTGTCCACCAGCCAGCGTTCGCCCCCTCTTGGAAGAGCTTCTCCATCAGGACCATGGTGGCGAGGATGTTCTGCTGAACCTCGACGGTCGCCGGTTCCCGGTAGGTCGGGTCCACCACCTCGCCGTAGAGCTTGCGGAACGCCTCGGTCAGCTTGCGGTGGATGAAGTTCGAGGTGCCGACTCCGCTCGTGGTCTCCGGCCCAACCGGGTCCTGCTGGAGGTAGGAGTTGACCGCCTTGAGCGCCACGTCGTGGATCTCACCGAGATCCAGGATCGCCTGGTAGGTGTTGTTCGGACCACGCTGGATGCCATGTACCAGGTCGGCCAGCTGCATGTAGTGGTTGCGCAAGCCACGGATCGAGGCTTGCCTGCTGGCAGACAGGTTGGCGAGCAAGGTGTCGTCGCCGGTCTCCAGGTAGGCGGCGACATCCACCGGCTGGCGGATGCCCCGCAGATCACCAGCCCTGCGCATGACCTGGTTGATCTCCTCCACCAGGTCGTCCTCCATCACCTGCCGGGCCTGCTGGAAATCGGCGTCGTTTGGGATGAAGTAGTCACCGAGCAGCCACCGCTGGTAGAAGCGGGTCTGGTAGTAGACCTGCTCCTCGATGGTCTGCTTCAACTCAGGGCTCATGCCTCTCCAGTTCGCTATCGCCTGCTGCCAGTCGAGGTGCTCCTGGTGAATTCCCTCCAGCACCCTGATGAGCGGGTTGTCCATCGGCACGTCGAGCCGAGTGGCCAGCTCGCCCGGTGTCATCGTCCCCTCCGTCACCATCCTGATCGCATCTCGGACTTGCTCCTCGGCATGCCCGGCCTGCTTGAGGTTGTTGATGACGTTGGTCAGCCTGGCCTGCGTCGCCCGGCTGTCGAGGCGGGCATGCTCCTTCGCATACTCGCGCTCTTCGAGCAGCCTGGCCACGCCCTTCGGGATGTCCCCGCCGTGGATGTTGAACTGGTCGCGCAGGGTGCGCATGACCTTGGCTCGCAGCGGGCTCTCCCAACCCTGCGGACCCTTGCGGAAGATGCGGTGGAGGAAGCGGTCGGCCAGCGTGCGGTCAGCCCCGAGCCTGGGCAGACCAGCCAGATCACGGAGACCCTGACCCCGCGTGACGGTAGGGGCCGTGCCGGGGGCGGCGGGCGCAGGCTGAGCTGCGGGGGCCGCTGGTGCTGCGGGCGCAGCCGGGGCGGCAGGCGCAGCCGGTGGCGCTGCCGCCCCTCTGGTCGCCCAGCCGGGGCCGGTCGGTGGGGTTGGTATCCCTCTGCCAGACGCGCCAACCATCAAGGCCGGGATGTGTCCAGCCCTGCCCATCTGTCCACCTTCGGCAAATCCACCGCCCAGCGATGAGGCTGTAGCATCCGGGGCATCCAGGAAGTAGACATCAGTGATGAGCCCGGTTCTGTAGTAGTTGCCGAGGACATCCAGGAGTTCCTCGTCCATGTTGCTCATGCCGACAACGATAGCGCCATGCGCCCCGAGGTCACGAGCCATTCCACGGATTGTCCCGGCCAATGCGTCAGCCTGCGACTCTGCCGCCATGGTGTCGCCTGACCAGTCCGCAGCGAGCGGCTCAAAGCTGAATGCCTCTCTCCTGAATGGCACGGCGTGGAGAGTCTCCTCGACGTTCTCCCCATCCTTGATTACGAAGGCGGTGAAGACGACCCAGAGATGTTCGTCATCCATCCCTGCCTGTTCCAGATCCTTCGCGATTTCCCCGAGCGTGAGCCCTCTGTCCTCCCAGAAGTCATTGGCTTCGTCTGGATCGTCAAAGGCCAGCGGCGTCCCATCCTCTTTGACAGTCGGGGCGAGCGTGTAACCTTCGACCGCGACACCAAAGCCAGGCCCCTTGCCCTGCTTGGGAGGGACTCGCTCGACTGAATCCCGCAAGTCGTAAGAGACGACAAGCTGCCGGAGGCGGCTGAGCTTCTCTGCAGTTGGCCAGTCCTTCTGTAGGCCAGCCATCTGAGAAATATCACCAGGGATGTACTGCCCGACGCGGTCGTTGATGAGCACGTGGCCAATGAGGAGATCACCGAGCAGATCGTCATGGACGAGAACGGTTGCCGAGATGTCTGGAGTAGACATCAGGTTATTCGTCTCTGAGTGCGGATGGTTGTGGACGAAGTAAACCCCTGAAGCGCCGAGTCGCTTGGCCTTCTTGCGGATGTCGTCCGCCCACTTCTTCCCGATGCCACTATACAGATCAGGAGCCTTGTCACCCTGCCGCGCCCGCTTGGCATCGCTCGGGTATGGGATCAGGGGCGCTCCACCAGGGGCTCGCACGGTCTGCGACGCAATGTCCATGATGATGCCGTTGGCGTCCACGTAGACGATGCGCAGCGTCTCCCACCTGTTGTCCCGTAGCACCTGGGCCAGCTCGGCCAGCTTCAGGTAGCGGGCATCGCCGTCCTTCGCCAGCTCCTGCCCAATCAACGAGACGCCGCCGTCCTCGACGAGAGCATCGGACAGCAGCTTTGCGGCCCTAATGCGCCGGGCGTTCAGCTTGCGGTAGAGCGCCCAGTGCGGGCCGGTCATGTCCATCAGGGCTTCATGCGCCGCCACCTTGGCCGTTGGGCCGAGCATCTCGGACTCGTTGATCGCATCCAGGCGGTCCTCGATCCTGGCCAGAACTTCAGCCATCTCCTTCTGGAGCTGCGCAAACCTCGTGCGGAGGAACTCCGGGCTCGGGCGCTCAAGTGGGATGGGGGCTCGCGGACCACGCCGCTCTCCAGTAGGCGTCAGTGGCAAGCGCGGAGCTGTCACTGCCTCCCCCGGCCTGCCGACCTGGAGCCCCTTGATCTTCGCCGGGTTGAGCGGCTCCGTCAGTGGCTCCGATTCCTGGACAAGGCCGACCTTCCCGTACCGAGCGTCGTTGTGCAGCTGTCGAGCCCTGACCTCGTATGCGTGGAAGACGGCCTCGTCCCTCTTCCCCTCCGCCACCTTCTGCAGGTAGACGACCATGACGTTGGACAGGTCGGACTCCCGATCTGCGTTCTCGATGGCGCGGACGAAGCGACGAGAGGTCTTGCCCTTCGGCTTCGGCGGGGCCTGCGGAGTCGGCGCTGCCTGCCGAGGAGCGGACGGCTTGCGGGTGTTGTGCTTCTTGCCCTTCTTCTTGGCTGGCTTTTTGGGGGCTTCTTCGACAACCTCCGGCTCGGCCTCGGCCTCGGGTGCTGCGGCTGGCTCCTCTGCTGCGACCGGGGCTGGCTCAACTGCCGGGGCTGCCGCACGCTTGGCGCGGCCCCTCCGCTTCGGAGCTGGCGGCTGAGTCTTCGTCACGTCAGCCATGCGCTGGTCGAACATCTGTTGCGCCGTGTCACCGGGGAGGTTGTCTGGCATCTGCTCGCGGAGAGCCTCGACCGCCTCCGGCGTCTTCGCCGCGTTCAGCTTGCTCTCCCAGAATGACCGCGCTCGGTTCTGCTTCCTCCTGGCTCGCTTGCCGGGGCGAGCCCCTTCGGTGGTAGTGGTCGTGGTGAAGACGGTCGGCGGGACCGTCGTCGTGGTAGTAGGACCGGGCGGAGTACCTTCCTTTGCGGTTTCAATTTCTTGCTCAGGTTGGACCACCTCATCGACCGCCGCCGCCGCTTCTTCGGAAGGTAGCTCCGCCCCAGTTTCCTCAATTTCTTCAGTTTCTTCAGTGCGTTCTCGGGTGACTCCCGTCTCGTCCCTGATGAGTTCCTCGGTCTCTGCCGCCGTCCGCAGTGGAAGCTCCAGCATCCGCTCGTTGAAGAAGTTGAGCAGACCCTGGTCATAGCGCCCCTGCTGCCCACGCTTCGGTGCCGCCATGTACTCCCGCCGCAGCGCCGCAACCTCGGGCGCAGTCGTGGCTTCCATTGCGAGCTTCTTCCACTGGGAGTTCTTCAGCTTGCGCGGATTGGCCATCCGCTGGTCTTCCTCGATGCCCTCCTGCGCGATGCCGCGAGCCTCCTCGATGATCTCGTTGATCGTCTGCTCGGAGATGCCTCGGATGTTCTGCGGGCTGTCAGCCATGAGGCCCGCCACGGTCGCAGCCGTGGTCATGCCGTTGGCCTCGTAGACCCTCGACGCCCAGCGCAGCGATCCCTGCGCGATGCGGTTGAGGTTGTCGGCAAGGTGAGGCGTCATGTCAGGGGTGAGGCGATCCATGATGTGCGCATGCGCATCCTCGATCAGGCTCAGCCGCTCCCTGGCGTCTGCCTCCTCCTCGGTCTCATTGAACGTCTCGTCAAGATATGATTTGTGGAGGTTGTCAATCTCCTGCTGCAGGGCAACTTGGCGCTTCGACCCGATCACCGTCCTGTCAATCTGGTCGATGAGTCTATCCATCTGGGCGTCTATCTCTCGGTCTCTGGCCTGCCGCTGAGCGTTCAGGTTGAGGTAATGCTGGAGTGCATCCTCGTACTGGTCTCCGAGCACCTTCAGGTCCGCCAGGCCCAGCTGCAGCGTGTCGTCCCGGTTGAGCTTGTCGAGGATCTGGTTGCCCATCTCCTCCGACTCGCGCTTGCGCTCCCCGGCAATCACCATCGGGATGCGCGGGAAGGCACCACGGGCGCGGTAGTCATCAACGATCTGCTGCGCCGCCATGCCCCGCACCTGAGCCGCCCTACGCTGCGCTGTCTCTTCCGCCAGGCGTTCATCCTGCACCCGGCCAGGCACGATCACAGGGCCAGCAGGCAGCGGCTCTGGGGCAGTCAGCGACTCGCCGGTCGGGCCGACGACTTCAGGCCGAGGGGCAGGCTGCGCGTTCATCTCGGTGAGCGCCTGGTCCCAGGCTCGACGGGTGATGTTCTGCTCGATGGCTGGGGTGACGCGCTCCTCCCCGAACTGCTCAACGAACCTCGCCCGCATCTGCGCCATCAGCTCGGTGGTGCGGTCCCGTACCTGCGCCTGGTCATCCGGCCCGAGCGTGTTCATCCGCTCGTTGAGCTGGACCTCCGGCTCCTCGGCCCCCCTGGCCCTGGCCCGCTCCCGGTAGGCGTCGATGTCGGCCTGGGCCTGCGCTGCGTCCTCGGCGGTGACCTGCTCGCGGTACGCCCCTTGCTCTGCAGCGGCCCTGGCTCGGCCCGCTTCCATCGCCTCCGGCCCGAGGGCGGCACCTGGGATCGAGGGAGCGCGGACCCCGCCGACTTCCTCCGTGTCGATGATGAGCTGGCCCTGTCCGGTCGGCCTCATGCTGGCCCTGGCAACAGCGTCCACCTCAGCCTGGTCGATTGGCAGAGGCTGACGCGCCCGGATGTCCTGCCTTATCATCGCCGGGCCGGAGATGGCGAGCGGGGTGAAGAACCCGGTGACCCCGGACTCGGCTGCCTCCGGCGCTGTCTTCGCCACAAACGCCTTGGCAGTCTCGAAGTCCATCTTCATGGTGGGGTCTTCTGCGATGGCCATGGCCAGCGCCTCTGGGAATGTCTGCGCGAATTCAGTCAGAGACTCTTGGCCCATGTCCTTGAGCAGCTCTTTGCCACTCGCCATCTTCACGAGCGCCCTGCTGATGGCGCTGCGCGGGACGCCAGCTGCCATCATGCGCTTCGCCATCCCCCCGGCACCAATGCCTTCAAGCGCTCCGGCAACCGCTCCGAGTCCGAAGGCCAGCCCAGGTTCCAGTTTGCCGGTGGCCTCGTACACATCCTGGTAGATCATCGGGATTTCGAGCGCTGCTCCAGCGGCCATGCTGCCAAGAAGTGGCGGCGCTCCCATGCCGCCAGTCACGGCTCCGACGGTAGCCGCAGCGGCGGTTGTCGGCAGAGTGGTGGCAACACCTTCCAAGAGAGCCGTCGTCCAGCCTGCGACATCGCCACCGGAGTAGTCGGACATTCGGAGCGGACGATAGCCGCCCTCTGCCATCACCCCGCTGATCTTCTGGGCCTTCTTTGTGGTCTCCTCTGCCGCCTTCGGCATGCCGTGAGCGGCCTGCATCATCGACCAGGCAGTCACGGGCGTCGAAGCCATCCGCGCCATCCCGGCAGTGAGACCTTTCCCAGCTCTCTCCAAGGCGCTCAGATCCTCCGGCTTGAACTCAGGATTCGAGGCGAGAGCCTTCTGCTGCCGCTTGGTGAACTCCCACCAGCGGGACACCTCCGGGTCGTTCAGCTGCTGGACGACGGCATCGCCCATCCCCTGCTGCTCAGCTACCGACATCCCAGGCATGGCGAAGACGTAGGCTGGAACTTGGACCGGCTCCGCCCCACGGCGCGGGATGTTGAGGTTCCCCTCCTCGTCGATGCTGCGCCCGATGGAGGCGTAGTAGACCCGGCGCTCGAACTCCTCTGCGGACGGCTCTGCCTCGACCTGCGGCTGCAGGCTCTTGGGCATCTCGATGTCTATGCCAGGGAGCGTGTTCTGACGCTCGATGCCAGCCCGTAGCGTCTCCTGGATCTTCTGCTGCTTCTGACCAGCGGCGAAGGCAGGCACCCACTTGGCGCGAGCCTTCTGCTTCTTCTCAGTGTCGAGCCCCTCCCATGTCGGAGACCCCTGGACGTAGCTGTTGAAGAGATCGTTCTGGTCCACGGTCTCCAGGGTTTGGAAGGACTCGTGCTTGAAGACATCGAAGGTGTTGTTGACTCCGAGAACCTTGGTGCGCAGCTTCTCCCTGTCACCCCACGGCATGGTGGCGTAGGTGTTGCTCCGCCTCGCCACCTTGTTGAACGCCGCGAGCTTCTGCGGCAGCGGCAGCTCCGTGTACTCCGGCGATTTGAAGTACAGCCAGTCTTCCTCGGTCGTGCCAGTCTGCTGCGGATCGGTGAAGCCGGGGGCCGGAGGAAGCGGGGCTGGCATCGTCACCCTCCCAGGAACTCTGCCGGGATGTCCGACGGCGGCTGCGTCGTAGTGGTGCCGCGAGGAGGAGGAGGAGGCGGCGGCTGCACAACACCACCGGCTGGCCGGCGACGCCGCTCGCGCTCAGCCAGCGCTTCAGTGAGCAATGCCCATGTCTGTTGCACTACCTCTTCGTTTGTATCACCAATGTTCTTTTCGATGGCGGCGGCATCTTTCGTCTGGGTGATGATGAAGCGGTCCAGTTGTGCGTCTGTCCACTTCTCCATTGGCTCGCTCAGGTAAGCGTTCACCCCGGCGCGTCCGCCAGCACTCGGCGGGGTTGGGTACAGCGTGTAGTCCTTCTCTACAGACTTGGGAACGAGCGCCCCGCCGCCGTACACAACCGGCTTCGGGGGGTGGATCAGCGCCAGCTCGCGCTCCGCTGCGACTCGCTCGCCAGCTCTCAGCTTGATCTCGGCGGTCTTCAGGTGGTGCCGCGAAGCGTCGCTCAGGTCCATGAGATGGTACTGCCCGATCATGCGCTCCATCTCGTTCATGTGTCCCTGTTCCTGGTACTGCCACCAGCCAGCCTGGCTCGCCGCAGCGGCAGGGTTGAGGATGGACTGCGCCCCCATGATGTCGAGGAAGTCATAGCTGGGCTGCATCTCGCTGACATCCGCCTGCTCCTTGGCAATCGGCAGCAGCTCCTGGCCCATCGGCTCGTTCACCAGGTTGCCGAACGGCTCAAGGCCAGCGAACGCAGGCAGCGATGCTGCGCCCCCGGCTTGTGGAAGCTGAACGGCCTCATGGAAGTAGGGAACTTGGTCGGCCTGCTCCCGCTCTGTCGATCCGGGCGGGAAGGCAACTGCAATTGTGGCCCCGCCCGGCCTAGACTTCCCGGTGTTCTCCAACGTGGCAACGAGGTTTTCCGTCCCCTTCGCTGTCCGCAGATCGTCCTCAGCCCTGGCAGTGGCCTCTCTCCTTCGCTCAATCCAATCCGTCATCCCAGCTGAGGCTGTCTCTTCCAAGGCTTGCTGCCGCTTCCGCTCCCGCAGATCAGAGAACAGGTCAGCAGCGGCGAGACCCGTGCGCACGCCAGCGGTGGCCTGCGGGTTGTACGACGAGATCAGGCCGAGGGCTGCTGGCAAAATGAGCTGGGGAAACAGCTCGTGGAACTCTTCCCCGAACCTGCTCCGCTTCTTCTTCTGTTCCTCGGCCATAGTTGTCTCCTAGTACCTCGGCTCACTGCGGAAGTATTGGTCGTAGGGATAGGGGAACATCTGGCTGCTTGTCGGCACCCACTGCTGCCCGCCCTGCTGCTGTTGAGGTCCGAGCATCTGCTGCGTCCCGCCACGGAACTCCTTCAGCAGATCGCTGGCTTCGGTGGCGTAGTTGCCGTACTTCTGGAGCTTGTCGGCCTGTGCCTGAGCGGCTGACGTGATGCCCTGCGTCTTGGCGGCTTCGGCTGCGCTCTGCACGATCATCTGCTGAGCGCCGAGGTTCATGCCCTCGGCCCCGAGTTGAGTGCCGAGGTTGGTTGCAAACTGCTCTCCGGTCTGCGCGGCCAGCTCACGGGCGAGAGCTTCCTGAGCGGCCTTGCTCATGGCCTGCCCGGCCCCCGCGCCAGCAGCCTGGCCCATCGCCTGCCCGGCCCCAGCAGCCCCGCCGCCCATGCCTGCAGTCGCCGCACTCAGCCCGCCGCCGATCAGTGCGGCCTTGCCAGCGTCAGACCAGGAGCCGCCCTTGGCCCGCGCATCCGCGCCCTGCATGGCGGCAGAGACAGCAACCCCCGCTGCTGGAGTCCCCACCACCCCGGCTGCGATGGGGACCGCTACCTTTGCAATCTCCCACCACATGGCCATGGCTACTTCCCTCCGCTCTGAGTCGTCCTGCTGCCGACCTGCTGTGTCAGCTGCCCGAGCGGCCCGAAGAGAAGGTCGCGGGCCAGCCCGTACTGCCGCTCTTGCTCGCCGTACTCGGCCCCGAGCCGGGCATCCTCGATGGAACGCTGCGTCCCGCCGAGCCCAGACATGGCGTCGAGCGCCGCCTGGTATCGCTGCATCGCCTGCTGGTCGCCCTGCAGCATCCCGCCCATCCCGGCCTGCATCGCCCCGATGTCCTGGCCTCTTGCCTGGAGGCCCTGGCCGGACTGCGCCAGGAGCGCATCCAGGGTCTGGCCCCTGGCCTGGAGATCCTGGCCCCTGCCGCCGAGCATGCTCTCGATGTCCTGGCCCCTGCCCTGGAGCAGAGCCCCGACATCCTGCCCACGGGCCTGCATGCCCAGCCCAAGCTGGTTCTGCAGCGCCCCGATGTCCTGTCCGCGCTGCTGCACCCCGAGCCCCATGCCCTGCATCTCCAGGTCCATGAGCTGCTGCATCACCGGGAGTGCCATCTGTGCCTGGCCTTGTGAGATTGCGGCCCCTGCGGCCCCCGAGCGCCCGAGCCCCGCTGCTGACATTGCGTTGGAGATGGTCGGCAGCGTCGTCTGCTTGAAGGCTTCCATTGCCGACTGCAGGGCCGGGTGGTTGGCAAAGTCCATGGACTGCAGAGGGTTGGCTTCCCGGCCAGGAAGATCGCCCATGAGCCCCTGCCCGAACTGCTGGGCGTACTGTTGCGCACTGGGGATGACGGAGCTGCCACCGACCCCGTAGGAGGATGGCGTCTGCCCCATCTGAGCCTCAGAGCCGGGGTAGTTCCAGGGCATTTCGGAGCCGGTGTAGCCACCCGGATGCTGGAACTGCATGTCGGTCTGGGGGATTGGCTGTGGTGTAACTTGTCCTGGCATTTGTCCGCTCCCGTCATTCGTCACGACCGCTGGCTGCGGCTTCCCAAGGTTGCCGGTGCTACCGCTGGTGCCAGCGGCACCTCCACCACCCCCGCTGCCACCGGCACCGCCGCCGCCCTCATCAATCCGCAGGCGCTTGCGTGCCATGGCCGTCTCCTAACTGGAGGCCGAGGCCGCAGGGACTGCCGCCTGGAACGGCATTGGCAGCCGCCGCTGCTGGACCAGTTGAGACCCGGAGCCTTGTGGAGCCTGCGGCGGAGGTGCCTGCCCGCCCTGGTAGGCTGACCCGGCGAAGCCGAATCCCTGGTTGACTGGCGGCATCCCACCGCCACCGGAGGGCTGCGGGCTGGCCCCTGGGGGCTGGCCGCCCTGCCCTCCGCCAAACCCTCCGAGCTGGACCGGCGAAGGGCCGGAGAAGGGCGAGAGTCCGCCGACCCCGGCCAAGTCCGACCCGCCCCAGGTCCGCAGGTTGCCGAGGTTGGACGCCATGTTGAACGCCGCCTGCGCCGAGGGGCTCGCATTCAGCATGCCAGGGGCCATGCCGAGGGCTGCCATCTCTGCCTCACTCATCCCGGCATACTGCCTCGGGTCCATCTCGTAGTAGTTCGAGAGCGGCATGTCTCCGATGGAACCGGACAGCTCCCTCCCGATCAGCGAGTAGAGTCCACTCAGCTGCGGGGGGATTGTCGGATTGGTTGTGCTGTGGGAACTTCCGCCGCCCATGTCATTCCTCCTTGTCTGGGAGCCGCAGGGGCAGCTCCATCACGGTGACGCCTTTCGGCTTGAATCCGTACTTCTCGAACGCCTTGGCGACCTTCTCGTTCATCGCCCAGCACTTGATGAACTTGGCCTGGTTGGCTCGCGCCCAATCCTCCACGAGGTGCCAGTCCGCTTCCAGCATCTGGCGGCGCATGTCCGCCGAGGGATGCGTGATCTCAAGCTGAGTAATCATGACCTGCCTGATGCCGTACTGGGCCTGCAGCTCTGCGAGGAGATGGCCGCAGACCTCGCCCGTGTCATCGTCGATGCCGACGATGCAGAGCTTCCATGGTGGGTTGGACCGCATGTCGTTGCTCAGCTCGTGCCAGAGGAACTCGGGGTCTCCGCCGCAGTCGTAGCTGATGATGAAGTTGACGGCTCGGTCGAGGAATTGCGTCCCGTACAGGTGGCAGTTCCCCTTGCTGGCGTGGACGACTTCTGCGTGGAGCATCAGTAGAGCCACAATCTCGGCTGCGGCAAGAACGGGTCTCTGTCCATGTGGACGAACGTCTTCCCGATGCCGATGCGGGTGAAGCCTGCCTTCAGCGCCGCCATGACCAGCTTGAAGCGGCGCTCGCTGTCGAGGCAGGTCACGTCGCTCGCCTCCCCCCGCATGTGGGAGGAGTCCGGCACCCCGCCGACCGTCGTGTTGTGCGTGAGGCATCGGCAGCCGGAGGTGATCGGCATCGGGAAGCCGACCTCGTCACGGACCTGCTGGAGCATCTCGACGTGGTGTTGCTTGATGCCGTCGAACCCGCAGCCGCACTTGCAGGCGAACTCGACGCGGTCGAAGTTCTTGGTCAGATCACCCATGGTTACCTCCAGGCGTCCATTAGTGTAAGTCTCTCACTTCCGCCCTGCCGAGCGTCCCTTCGATTCTGGCAAGCCGCTGGTTGATCTCGTCGAGCCTTTCTGCAAGCGAGGCTGCTGCAAGAGCATCCTGAAGGGCAACACGGGAGTCGATCATGCGCTCGATCTGCGGGATGGCTTCCTTGTGGAACCGCTCTAGTTCCTTGTTGAAGACGTTGCCAGCCGACCAGTTCACCATGCCGTACACAATCGCGACCACCCCAATGAACTTGGTGATATTCCCGAGCACGAGCTGCGCCGTGGTGAGGTTTAGACTCCACACGGTCTTTGGCCCACCATTCCCATTCCCATTCAGCTCCGTCTTCGCCACCGTCGCCCTCCGTTCTTTGCACATGGGGTCGCCTCAATACCCCTCGTACTGTACTTCGCTCAGGTTGCCAAACCACGGCGAGTAGTGAATCGTCCCATGGTCGAATGTCCCGCCACTCAGGGTTGGTGTCACCGTCACCACATGACCGTACCCAGATTCAAAAGCACCAAATACGAAGCTCGCTGACAGACCCCCAGCCGCGACAACGGCTGGACTCCCTAGCTTGCTGACGCTGATTAGGTTGTTGGTATAGTCAACCGTGAACGCGACAGCCCCGGTTTCCCCAACCTCGTAATTGTCGGTGCTCAGCACTTGAGCCCAGTAATTCAGAATGCAGCCGTGAGATCGCCCTATGCCCTGGAACCAGAACAGAGATTTAGCTACACCATTTTGGCTTAGCGTCTCCTCGTGGATCTCGTTCGTCCCTGCCCCTGCCGCGATGGAGAACCACTCTGCCTTGTCTTCGCTTGTCTTCACGTCGATGTAGAGCGTAGCAGTGTCGGTGGCGAAGAACATCTGCCGGAGGCCAACCGGGTCAGGGCGCTGCTCATCAAGGCCGACCATCGTCATGTTCTCGATGCGGTCGGTCTGCGGGATGTAGTTGGTCTGCAGCTGCCAGTAGAGCTGCTGGCAGAACTTGAGCAGCTCGTTCTGGTGCATCGGATACGGCGGGAGCTTCATCGTCGCGTTGAGCGCGAAGAGAGCATCCACGAGCCCCATCCCCTCCTTGGCTGTCGGGCCATAGGGGATGTTGACGTTCATCACCGAGTGGTAGTGGCGGGCGTTCGCGATCAGCAGCGAGTTGAGGAGGTCAACCTCCTCGCTGGTGAGAGCGTGAGCAGAACTCAGGATGGCGAGCGCGTCTTCAGCGAGGGCAAACGTGACATTCTGGATCGTATGCGAGTGACTAGCATCGCTGACGACCAGCTGCTGGTGGACGTAGACGCTGCTCGCGTAGTGGTAGTGGAGCCCGTTCGAGACGACCAGGACAGGGATCTCGGTCAGCGTGACCGGCTCGCTGTAGACGTTGATCCAGCTATTGTGCGGGTGGAGGAGCTTCGGGATGTCGCTCAGGTTGACCAGGTTGCCGGTAAGCGTGACCTGCGCAGCGACGGACCCGGCCAGGCTCCAGGCTGCCTCTGTGGACTGGAGGTTGCCGGTCAGCGCACTCTGAGCGGCGATGGCACCAGTCAGCTTCCGCTTGACAAGCAGGCCGCCCTTTACCAGCACCACATCTTCAAAGATCAACCCCTGAAGATTCCAGACGGCATGGACGATCTGGAGAGTCGCTATCGCGTCGAACTTCTCGAAGATTTCTGCGCCAACCAGCTTGCGGATGACTCGGAGATCGCCCTCGATCCCAGCCGTCCTGGCGTAGATTTCACCATTCAGATCCCATGTGGCGTGCTGAACCTGGAGATTGCCGACGAGGGAAGAGAATGCCGAGACGGCCCCTTGTAGTCGCTGCTGGAGCTTCAGTGCGCCACTGAGTGAGGAGAGGGAAGAGACCGTCCCGGCAAGATTCCAGACTCCTTCCGTGATGCCGAGGTCGCCCGCCAGAGCCGACTGCGCAGCAACCGCACCGGCCAGTTTCTGCTGCAGCTTGAGCGTGCCGGTCAGCGACGATTGCGCCGCAACTGAACCCGCCAGTTGCCGCGTAATCTTCGCCTCACCTACCAGGCTGCTCTGCGCCGCGATGGTGCCAGCGAGCTTCTGAGTGAGCTTGATGGCACCAGTCAAGCTCGACTGCGCAGCGATCTGACCCTGGAGGACGAGGTCTTCGCTGATCTCCAGGTTGCCCGTCAGGGCGGATTGAGCGGCGATGGCTCCAGCTAGCTGCCCAACGTAGACGTATGCTCCGACCTCCCAGGCGGAGCCGTAACTATCCTGGTCTAGTGTGACAACCCCATCGGGCCAGGTGGACGGGTAGTGGAGACCATCCTCAAAGGCGTCACCAAGATCAAGACCGGCGTTCTTGCAGGGGGAGGATGGGGCGAGCCAGTATTTGTCATTCGCGTCATCCTCGAAGACCGGGTCAGCTTCGATGCTGTTGGTTGTACCGCCGTAGGCCGTCTCCCAGGCGTCGTAGGTGTCTTTGGCCGTCGTCCAGATGACGAACCCGGTGGCCTCTGCTCCGAGGCAGTTGTGGCTGTAGACATTGTCGTGGCCGTAGGTGATGTTGTCGCCACCGTTGGTCGCCTTGATCTTTGCGCTGTTTGTCCCGATGATAATGTTGTTCTTGAATTCGTTGTAGCTCACCTCGCCGGTCGTGTCTGTCACCATCGTCGCGATGCCGTGCTGCCCGCCGACGAGGGTGTTGTTGTAGAACTTGTTGTGGCTCGACTGCATGCTCTCTCTGGCATCGCACCGGATGGAGGCATTGCACCAGTTGCCGGTGTCCGGCTCCTTGGCGTTGTCGTAGCAGACGTTGTTGTGCCAGATTGAGTAGGTCGTCAGCTCGCAGTACAGCGCGACCCCGTGGTTGTCATAGACCCTGTTGTGACGCACGATGTTCTCGTGGCCTGCGGACGAGATTGCCCCATCTAACCAGATGCCCTGTCCGAACCAGAGAGAATTCGACCCGAGCGTGGAAGGACCGTTGCTGTAGACCTCGCAATCCTCAATGATGCAGTCCTCGGCATAGTTCCAAATCTTGATCCCACCGCTGTAGAGCATGTCGTCGCCCCAGCGTGGATCTGCAAACTGGAAAGTCCCGTTCTGATATGCCTTGCAGCGTCGGATGACGATCCCAACCTGCTTCTGAATTGACGGGAACGATAACCCCTGGTTACCGTTGAAGCGAGCGACGCAGTCCTCAACGACGATGTCGTAAGTGATGGTGCTGGCATCTCCTTGTATGCCAAGACCGTTCCACCAGGACCACTCAAACGTGCAGTTTGTGAATTTGACGTGCGAAACATTCCATCCGAAGCAACCATTCTGACAGCCGCGCCTAATAGTGATGTTGTCAACGTTGACGTAACTTCCGGGACCAGCCGGTGCGTACTGTTCCGGCACTTCAACGCCGGGGTTGGTGTAGAGCGTGTCTGGATCGCTCGCCGCATAGAGGTAGATCGTATCGGCAGCTTCGTCGTAGAACCAATCGAACTCGTTTACGCAATTCCCGATGCTGGTCTTCCGGTCGCCATAGGTCCCATTTATCCATAGCTGCTGAGGATGCCAAGTGATCCCGGTCTTTTGCCAGATGTTCCCTGAGTAGTTTGTCCAACCGGTTGTGACTCGTGCGCCGTCTACAATGGCTGGATAGTTCGTACTCCCGACGTAGTTGACGCGACCGCTTGATGACCCTCCCCTGAAGGAGAGGTAGTCGATGGTCCCTCCGTATCCGGTGACGAACACGGTATCGCCAGGATCGTAGGCCGCCGTGTCGTTGTTGTAGTAGTTCGACATGCACTTTGAGAGATCAGTCTCTGGCCCAGTTGCTGCCTCCTTATTGGCGGCGGTCCCTCCCATCGCGACGTAGTACGTCATCGGGATTCGTAGATTCCCGGCGACTGCAGACTGTGCCCCTATGGTGCCAGCCAGGTCGAAGGTGATGGGCGTGTGCTCAACTTCGAGATCCCCGACGAGTGCGCTGGTCGCTGAGATGTGACCGGAAAGGGTGAACGCCCCTTCGCTGAGAAGAATGTTGAAGGCGGACCCTGGTGTATAGAGGACGATGTTCTGCCAGGGTTCGGTGCTGACGAGATCGCCAGTCAGCGCAGATGCGGCGGCAATTGCGCCAGCGAGATCCCAGGTCTTGTGCTGTACCTCCAGGTTGCCAGCCAGGGCTGACTGAGCAGCTATCGCACCGGCTAGACTCCAGAGCGCTTCAGTCTTCTGGAGGTTGCCGGAGAGAGCAGACTGGGCAGCGATTGCCCCCGCGAGTTTCCTCGTGACCTTGGCATCCCCACTGACCGTGGACTGAGCAGCGGCTGCGCCCTGCAGACTCCAGAGAGCCTCAGTGAGTTCCAGATTGCCGGTAACGGTTGACGCTGCGGCGATGCTACCTGCGAGTTTCCTCGTTACCTTTGCGTTGCCAGCGAGCGCCACCTGTGCCGCAACACTCCCAGCGAGATCCCAGGTCGTGCTACCTTCGATGACGGTGAGGTCGCCAGCAAGGGCGGACTGGGCGGCGACTGCCCCGGCCATTTCGTGGGTGAGTCCTATCCCGTACTTGGACGAGAGGTACTCCTCGACCACCATGATGTTGGCGAGCGACAACTCGCTGTCGAACACTATGATCTCGGCAATGTCTCCGCTGAACCACTCCTCATCACTGAACCTAGCGCCGACCGTCAAACCGTCGAGGGCATTTGTCCCGACTGACTGAGCCTCTGCTATGTAATTTCCATCGCGTCTAATGTCGGATGACGTTGTGGCAAATACCACGGAGAGAATATGAAACGACGCGATAGATCCCCATTCGCCGGGCGATGGCAATGACCCAGCGTAGGCGTATATGGTCCTAGTTCCCGTGCCGCCGAGAAGGATTGCGTGACGGGCATCAGTGGTCAGCCCGTCGGTGATGTACTCAGAAATTTGCTCGCCAGTATCCATGGCGACGAAGAAAACCGTATTTGGCTGGGCAAGCGCGGAACTAAAAGCGGCGGTCTGAAGCCTGTCGCCACCATCAAAGCGAATAACTGGCCTGCCGTTGACGACGCCAGTCCTGAAAGTTGGCTGCTTCGATTCAGTGGCTTGTGTCGCATTGTTCCCACTACCCGAGCGGTCGGGCCACGATGCCACGGATGATCCATCTACCGTGTTGGCAGAGTTACTCGCATCAAACCAAGCCACCATTCCAGACGGGAGCGGCGGCAGAATCCATGCGTCAGCCGAGAGGGTGGACTGCGCGGCGATGGAACCCGCGAGTTTCCTCGTTACCTTCACGTCCCCAGAGAGGGCCGCCTGAGCTGCGATGCTCCCGGCGAGACTCCACGTTGCTACGCCGAGACTGATGGAGAACGTAGATCCAGGAGATGTCAGATCGACGGCAAACTCAACGTGGTCAGCAAAGAGATCCCCAGCTACCGCAGCCTTTGCCGCAATGCTCCCAGCCAGGCTGTAGGTCGTCCCCAGAGTTACCTTCGCCTGCGGGTACGTCCCGGCCCCGTAGGTCGCCTTGGGAACCGGGGTTGCCCCAAAGTAGCCGGTGATGCGGAAGTAGTAGGTCGTGTTGGTGGTGACGTTTGAGGTCGGGGCGATAGCAAAGTCTTCTTCGGTGACAGCCCCATCGCTCGGGTAGTCGGTGTACTCAACCTTGCTCTCGTGAAAATAGCCGAACCTACTGCCGCTGTCGGCTACGAGATAGCCATCCATTTTCTCTTGATCGTCATTTGCTCCATCAGCCCAGTCCCAATGGGCAGTTGATCCGAGTTCATACCAATTGGTTAGATTGGTGGAATACTCAATGATGATGGTCCCAGGGGTGGATGTCCCCTTCCCGCCCTCGATGACGATCTCCGTCCGAAGGCGAAGGATTGTAGAAAGAGAGGTCGTCGTGTAGAGGGCGTTCTCGTCGGCGAGCGGCGTGTCGGGGGAGGTCGAGTCTGCATACCAACGCCAGTCCCCGAGCCGTGGCCAGTAGCCTTTGAGGTTGCCACTGAGCGCGGAAGTTCCCCCGATTGTTCCGGCGAGCTTGCGCTTGACCTTGAGATCCCCAGTGACGGAAGCGGTTGCTCCTATGGACCCAGCGAGAGATTGCGTTGTGCCAGTTCCACTCCACAGCGCCAGCGTGCAGGTGGCCCATGAGTCTGTGCCGCCAATTGTCGAGGTCCTGGCCGCTTCTTCAGCAGCGGTCGTTTGGGCGAACGAGCACGCGCTAAACTCGGCATCGTCGCCAGTACTGGTAGAGAGGTCGAAGTTCTCAGCGTAGTTGCCGCCGGCAAACGTGCCGTTCCCGAGGTTGTCCTCAACGCTTAGGAGGCAGATGATGCGGGAGTAGTCGTAGCTTGGCGTGATCGCGGACGACGACGCGGAGGCACTGCGACCGGTCACGATTGAGGCGGCAGCGTTGAACGGTGTTCCGCTCGTGACCGCCCCGCGCCAGCACGACATGATGCCGAAGAAAGCGTCATTGGACAGGCTACGGGTGCAGGTCAGGTTGCCGGATTCTGTGCCAACCGCACGCTTCCACCAGAACGACACGTCCATGTTCGTGCTTTGATTTGTTTGGGCGAGGATCTCAGTAAATCCGGAAGGAGTCTGGTGCGTGTCACTGCCGCTGCCAGCGGACAGCAGTTGGAGGATCAGGATGTCATTGGCTTGAAGCGACGGGTAAGGGACAGCTACAGTTGCCGAGTTATCGGATGCGGCGATGCCGCCGTTGCCAATGTAGGACGGTGCCGCCACTCGCTACCTCACTTCAGCTCGCCGTTCCGTTCGCAGATCTCCCTGTGTGCGTGGCATCTTCGTAGGCTGAGACGTAGACAGAGTCCACGTTGTCGTACCAAGTGAACGAGTACGCCCCGTCACCAGACCTCGACGTGGTCAGCAGGGGCTCGTTGTCGGAGTACCGATTCAGGGCGAGGTTCACGGTTCCAGCGTCCGAGCCGCTGATCGTCCCGGAGACGGTGAAGGTGATCGCGTGGTAGGTGAGGAGTGCGGACAGCTGCCAGAACGGGAACGTGGCAAACTGCATCACTACTCGGTACACCCGAGCCGTTTCGATGTCGAGGCGACTCGACTCTGGGTCACTCGGGTATCGCTTGAATACCAACGGGCAAGAACCGTATTCGTAGTAGATCCCCTGCCCACCAGAGAATGAGCCCAGGCCATGATGCAGCACCTCCCAGTCGTGCCCTCCCTCTCCGGCCAGCCTCTCAACGGAGGTCGGCATGCATCCGTAGGGTATACCGAACCCTGGAGCCGATAAGGTCCGAATTATCTCCAGCCCCACGTTGCTGATGAAGTAGCTTGTCTCGGGGATCGTGATGGCGGTCGCGGACACACCATACCGTTTGTTGGTCCCATCATCGTTGTCGGCGGTTCCGGTTGGCCTGAGCACCCACTGGATCGTATGGTTCTCGGAGCCGTGTCCACCGGACGGCTTTGCACAGGTGTAGTTGACGAGAACGAATCCCTGCAGCCCGGGACCAACTCGGTAAGCGTCAGTGGCGTAGGTGTCCACGATGATCGTGTTCTTGCCCCGCGCCAGGGTGTGCGCGGAGTCGTTGCGGACCATCATGGTTCTCGTTCCCTTGTATGCCGCACCGGAAGCGTCCGTGTAGGCTACGAATGATCCGGTCCCGACTCTGGCGTAGAGTCCAGCCGTGAGGTAATCTTCTACCCAGAACAGGTAGGCTGCGATCTGTTTGGTTGTGATCGTTGCGGCTTCCTCGATCCACAAATCCGAGGTCATCCTGTTGTAGTCGCCCGAGGTTGTTCCACCGAAATCCTTCCCGTCAGTCAGCGGCAGCATGGTCGAGACGAACACATCGCTGGCCGCAGTCGAATCGAACTCGTAGGTCACGACGAGCCACGCCTGCATATGATTCCCGACTGCCGACGAGCACCAGACGTAGAAGCTGTGGGTCGAGTTCGTGGTGAACGACTGGGTATCGTTCATTCGGATCATGGCCCCATAGCTTGAGTTGTGCTCGTAGGCGTAGCTGGCGTAGGCGGTGTTGCTGTCGATCTGCATATTGAACGTCAGGTCAGTGGATGCGCCGACGTCGTTACCTTGGAGGATGAGGGTCGTTTGACGAAAGGTCTTACTCGACTCTGGCAACTCAGTGTCGAGAGCAGGGATGGTCGCAACGGCAGACGGCTTACTCGTCCCCATCGCCCCGACAGGGCAGTCCAATGGAATGCGGACGGTCTTGATGTGGGTCGTCGTCGTCGCGTCGTACTCGTAGGTGATGAGCAACCGCGCCGAGATGTTGACGAACGATGGCGTGAGTGCAGATGTGGTGTCGTCGTCAATCAACACACTGGCGTCGCACGTCATCGACGTCCCTGTCCAGTTCGTCGTGAAATACGAGGTGTAGTCCCCGCTGAACTGGACATAGATCTGGGCGCCGTCGTCTCCGAGTGTGTTCGTGTTGTTCACCGTCGAGTAACCAGCCGACGCTAACTGGAGCGAGCACTGCCGACGCACCAGATCCCCCAGCGTGGTGTTCCGGTCGTGAGCGACAATCTCCAGCACCACCGACTTGAAAACCTTGGAGTTCTCCGGCAGGTAGACCGTGATCTGGGTCAGGGCCGTGTCGGTGTTGTCGTTCGCGGTCGTGCCGGAAGGAAACCAGAACTCTACTGTTTTCAAGCGGGTTGCCATGATTCATCTCCTACGTGGTATCCGGCGACCAGGTCGTCGTGTGCCAGGGCATGTCTGAGGGCTGGATCTTGGGCTGGCACAGAGGACACCGGCACGTCTGGTAACCGTCAGGCTCCCAGACAATGCCGGTCCCACTGCAGGCATGGCACGGGCCACCACCTGAGGTCAGACTCAGGTCAACAATGCGCCCAGACCCGTCACAGACCGGGCAACGGTGCGGGACCATGGCCCCGCCTAGTCGATGGTGATCGACAGGTCAGTCGTCGCGAACTGGGCCGAGTCGCCGTTGCCGAGTGTCCTGGGAGTGGTCAGCGTCTCGAAGGCGTACAGCGTGCCACCAGTGACGAGGCTGTGGATTCCGAAGCCGACCACCTGGGTCCACGCCTCGGTGGCGGGGCCGAAGGTCACGGTCGCGGTCGGATTCATCGTCTGGCTCGTGCGGGTCCAGCTCACACTCTGGCGAGCGTAGCCCGAGTTGCTGCACTCCGTGCCGCCCGTGCCGTCGTCGGCAGTCGGCGTGGTCGTGAACAGCGACACCCACCACGCAGTCGGGCGCGTGGGCGATCCGGTCGTGAACGCCCAGTCGAGTACCAGCTCTTCCAACGCATTCGTGAAATCAGCCATCTCTGTATCCTCCTCGGTTAGCTCGGGTCAGCGATTTCGATCTTCCAAGCCGGAAAATCGACAGTGTTGCCGCTCGTTAGAGCCTGTGATGTGCAAGTCGTCACGTAGAGCAGGCGCGTGCCGTCCACCAGCGCGACGTGCGTGGCGGTCCCGCTCACGTCCACCGCGACTCCGGTCTGCGCCGCGACCGTCAGCTTGCGCCCGCTGGAGTCGCCGTCCGCGACGGTGAAGTCGCCGCTGTCCATGGCGACATCGGCCAGCGCGTAGGTGGTGACCGCCTCCGTCCTGCTGGTCGGCTGCGCGTTGCAGACCGTCATCAGGTTGCAGTTGTTCTTCACGATGTTGAGCGCACCGTCCAGCACGTCGTTGTCTACTGATTTTGCCATCTGCCCTCCTATCTCGCGCCGCGCACCCGGTACGCCGCAATCGAGCCCGCGTAGGTTGTCCTGTCAGTTGCTTGAACCTCGAAGAGGTGGGAGAACTCGCGCCCGGTGACGCGGTGCTCGGTGGTGTACGGCCCCTCGCTGAGCGCCGCTTGGAAACTCTTGCCGCCAGCGACATCCAGGCCAACCTTACTGCCATGGGTTGTGAACTTGATTGTCACCGTGCAGGTATCAGAGGCGAGCGAGCTGACGAGATGCTGCTCCTCGATGATCGTCTTCAGCTTGGCTGGCTCTTCGAGGTCGGTGGTCCCGGTCTCGAAGAAGGCGCGGAAGCCTACCCCAAGGTCAGCCGCGTGAGTCTGTAGGGTGTAGATCATGCCGTCGCTGTTGCCGAGGATGATGTATGGCCCAGCCGTCGTGAATGACCCGAGCGTAATCCCAGCCATATCCCCGAGGGTGTTCCCGGCCAGCTGCCCCAGCGTCACGTCTCGCTCAACCAACCCCGCGATGCCAGCCGTGAAGTCGAAGGAGTTGCGGCCCCACTCCATCGGCCACATCGGGAAGCCCTCTCGGCTCATGGAGACCATGATGGCTCTGAAGATCACCCCGGATGCGCCCACGGCTGGATAGAAGACCCACAGCTCTTCGCGCCGATTGTCGAAGAACAGAAAGGAGCGCTCGATCTTGTTGAGGTCGATCTTCTGGCGCAGGTAATCCTGGATGTGGTTGCCGAGCGAGCGCGGGGCAGAGCCGTCGAAGATGTACAGCCCGGCGTTGCGGGCGAGGTAGACGTGCAGGTTGTCGTTGAGGGCCGTCACGGCCTTCGGAGAAGCCGGGCCGGAAATGCCAGCAGAGCGCAGCTCAGGGCGGAACGGGTAGAGGCCGGACTGGACTGAGAGCACGTAGATGGCGTCCGTCTTGTAGACGGCGACCATCAGCGCTCCCATCTCCTGCATCGCCACGATCTCGCCTGGGGTATCAGCCAGGCGGATGAGTCTGCCATCGCTCCAGGCTTCTGCGTGAGAGAAGCCACCCTCCAGGACAGAGAGTGAGTAGTAGACACCGTCCCAGTAGTGGAGACCGTCACCGCCGCCTATGTTGAACATCTGCGCATTACCGAGCAGGACGCGATCCCCGGCAATAGCCATCGCCTTCGCTCGTATCGGGTAGCCATAGCCAGTTTCGGAGGTCTCCATCCTCTGGAAGTTGTCACCGGGGGTCTTGTACATGAGCCCACAGCCAGCCTGCCCATTGACGGCCAGGACTTGCGTCACCCCGGCAAGGTCAAATCCACGGAAGACTACGAGGTTCTCCGGCTCTCCAGGCGCTGGCCAATCCCCCACGTTGGAAAACGAACCCAGCCCCTGGTCGAACTCAAAAAAGCTCTGGTCCGAGGCCATGTAGAGGGCATTTGCGTCAACTCCGCTCTGGCTGTACTTGTCGAGCTGGTAGAACCCGAGTGGGCGATTGCCGAACGTCACCGTTCGGATGGTGCCGATGCCGATCTCCCAGTCGAGGAGGACGGCTCCCTCAGAGAGCATCATCCCGTCGATGATCTGGCAGGACGATGCCTGGTCCCAGCGGTGGTAGATGTCGAGGCAGAGGAACCTCGTGGTTGGGTCTGTTGTGACTGTGATGTTCGGCCTGATCCATTCCGTGAAGTACGGAGGCTCAAACATGCCAACAAGACCGGAGATCAGGTGAGACGTAACTAGGACATCGTCCTCGTCGTACTCGCGCAGATAGAATTCATCCTCGTTCAGGCGTGCCGGAATGAGATACCAGAAAGAGAACGTGTAGGTCGTGTTGCCGGACACCTGCATCTGGTTGTGGAGCGTCTGGACTCCGCCAGTCCCGATGAGCCAGTCGATGCGAAACGCCTTGTCGTGGAAGTAGTGGTAGCTCGGGGTACAGGTGATCGTGTGCGGTGCGGCGTAGGCGGACCAGGCGTCCTCTGCATCCTGTAGCTCAGCGTCGGATAGCGCCTCCGTCAGCAGGTTGACTCCAGCCACTCCCTCCATGCCGATGACGCCAACGCCGCCACGAGTCCGAAACTCGCCCTCCGAGTACAGCCAGTTCGCGCCATCCACCAGCCCCTGGAGCCCGACATGGCGAGGGTGCTCATGCTGGATGACCCCATTCGTCGGGATCGGGTAGATGAACTTCCTGGCGCTACTTGCCATGGCTAGCCACCGTTCGTCGGGATGTGACGGAGAACCATCCTGAGGTGGTCGTTTTCGAGCGTGACTGTTCCGCCGCTCATCTGCTGGACCTGGATCTCGTAGAGATCCTCCACATCCTCAACGTAGAAGGTTCTGTTCAGGTGCAGGCTGTGGTCGAACATCGCGACTGGGGCTTTGGCGTACCCACCGTTGACTGGCGGAGATTGGACCGCCTGCAGCACACAGTTCGGGATGCTAAGGCTCGTCTGATGCACTGACCCCTGGTGGGGTGACACGCAAATGTCGAGAACCGCGTCTGGGCTCCCGAGCTTCACGAGCATCGCCGTCCAGGCTGGCTGGAGGTAGAGATTGGGCGGTCCAGCGTCTACCATCCATTGCAGCGGATACCAATCGACGCCGTTGAAGTTTGGCACCGCCATGACAAGCTCGATGTGCCAAAGCCCGACGCACGGAAAGCTGAACATCGAGGGGGCAAGCTGCGTCTGAACCGGGCGCGAAGCTGTGTGCGCTGTGAGCCATGGATGCTCACGCAGCGTATGCGTCCACGGGATCGAAGTGAAGGATGTCGGAGTGGTCGCGGTGTCAACTGAGAGGGTTGACTCTCCGCCACTCGGAGCCCGAGATACGATCTGCCAATAAGCCGGGAAGCCGACTCCCAACCCGAGAGTGCTGCTGACCCAGAGCGACCCGTATTCTTGACCGGCGCTGAACTCAAACCCGCCCCCGCCTCCCCCGCCAGCATGCGCCAAGACGTAGCTCCTGATGGCATCCACGGTGGCCAGCTCATTCACTTGCCCTGACTCTGGGATGCTCTGAACGATGGAAGCGGCGAACTGGCCAGTCCCAATGCGGAGCCCGCTGTTGACTGTGATCTGGCTGTCCGCATCAACAGACATCGGCGTGACGGCTGTGTCCGCAGGAAGTTGGAAGGTGGTGCGGATCGCCGATTCGAGCCCGTTCACACCATCATCAACATCGCTCAGGTCCGTCGAATCGGACATCCGGTTGGTGACGAATCTGTCAGTCGGATTTGACATCAGCCCTTCCTCCTCGACTTGACCCTGCGGGCGAGGTTGCTCTGCAGATCGCCAGCCGCCCTGATCCGATTCAGCGCTTTGTTCTTTTCCTTCTCGAAGAGTCCGAGCCTGGTCTCCTCCTCGAACTTGAACTTGGTCAGCCGCTCCAGCGTGGCGAAGAGCAGGTAGCTCTCCGCACGGTCGGTGAACTCGTTGGTCGGGCTGGAGGTCAGGTTGAGATCCGGCTCGTAGTAGAGCCCGTCAACGGCGAGGGTCGCCGTCGCGGTCGGGAGCGGGCCGAGCCAAATCTCCGTGCCATAGATCATGTAGAACGGCCCGACATCCTCCCAGACATCGTCGTCGTCCGGGTCGAGGAACCTGGCCTTGTACTCCTCATAGCTGAGCAGGGAGTAGAAGGAGCGGCTCGTCCCGCTGGTGACGTAGGCAGTGACCGGGCGGGCGAGCCTCTCTGGGAGGTCCGCCGCCCGGCTTCCTGCTGTGATTGTGGTCGTTCCGCTGCCGAAGCAGAACCAGATGTCGTTCTCGTCCACAGCCTCCCGAGCTAGGTCGTTCATAATCGCCAGGATCTCGGTGTTTGAGAGGACTGCGGTGTCCTGGGAGGTAGACCAGCTGCGGACTCTGGTGATGATCTCGGCAGCGGTGGACATCGCCTACTCCTCGATGGCCTGGATCTCGCCCAGGACGGCCTTGATCTGATCTGGCCTCGTGCCGCTGTTGAAGTCCTCGTCCGCGATCCCAAGCCGCTCGCCAAGAACGGCCAGCTCGGTCTTGTTCATGCGCTTGACCTCGCCTGGTGACGGCAGCCTGGACTCGTCCACCGCCTCTGGGGCTGGCGGGGCCGAGGCTTCATCTGCTGGCGGGAGGCCGCGAACCATCATCCTCGCCAGAGCTTCCTCTGCCTTCGCGATCATGGTTGCGTTGTCACGGATGACAGTCTCTTGCGTCGAAGAGTCCTCCTGGCCGCACTCGACGAGGTAGGTCCCGAAGAGAGGGGCTTTCTCCACGAATGAGCAGAGCCCAGGGTCTGCGCAGGGCGGGTCTTCAGTCGGAGGCCAGTATCCATCCTCGAACTGGATGATCCCGCCGAGGTTGAAATTCGGCCACAGGATGTGCCGGAAGCGTCTTCCTACCATCACTCCCCCCAGTACCTGCACCGGATTGTGACGCCAGCGAAGTCGGCGGCAGTTGCGTTCTCAGCGCCGAGCGCAATGGTGCGCAGCTTCAACTTGATGGCCGTGTCGCTCGTGTAGGTGACTTCCGTCATGCACTCTTCTGTGGCCCCCTGGATGAAAGCCGGGGGAGCGAAGAAGTAGATGCGGTCGAGCTTGAGGTCCGCTGGCGTGATGTCGAAACCTCCAGCCGCGTAGTTGTCCACGAATGTGATGTCCACGATGCCGTGGCGGAAGCCGCCCTTGATCTTCGGGAACCTACGCTTGGACGTGAAGGTGTGCGCCATTACGTCCCCCAGTACAAGCAGCGGATCGGCACGCCGTCGAGATCGTCCGAGCTGGCGGTCAGCTCGGCACCAGCCGCGATGGTCCTCATCTTGAGCTTGATCGCAGTATCGCTGGTGTAGGTCACCTCGGTGACGCACTCCTCGGTCGCACCCTGAACGAACGCGGGCGGGATGAAGCCGAAGATCCTGTTGAGGCCGAGGTTGGCAGCGGTGATGTCGAAGCCGTCTGCGGCGTAGACCGCTCCCGGAGTGAAGATGATGATGCCTGAGCGATAGCCGCCCTTGATGGCCGGGAAGCGCCGCTTGGCGGTGAAGGTGTGAACCGTGGAAGGCATTGGTCAGTCCTTTCAAAATCCCCCTGGGGGAGTGGTTAGCTCCCCCAGTGGATTGTTGGCCGGTCTTCGCTACGCGACGTACTCGCTGACGCCGTAGGCGATACCGTGGGTCCGCTTGAAGCGCAGCTCCAGGCTGCACTTGGTCATGAACTCGTGGGTCACGCGGTCTTCACCGTTGCCCTGCCGCTCCAGCAGGAAGCGGGTGTCCCGATTCCGCAGGAAGCGGTACTTCACGTTCTTCAGGTCAACGATGACGGCCATCTTCGACCAGTCCTCGTGCTCGGAGAAGAGCGGGTGCGGGATGAGCTTCAGCTCGCCCCAGGGGTGGTGCAGCGACCGGATGGTCAGACCATAGGTCTTGTCGCCGGGCTCGGTCTGGATGGCCGAGTTCTGCTCGGCGTAGTCGTTGATCGCCTGCAGGAAGGTCGCGCCACAGAACGCGGCCTTGTTCATGGAGCCGTTCTGCACGGTGTAGATCGGCTTCAGGAAGTTGTTGAACCCGGTCTTGGTCAGGCCGGTGGTGCTGAAGTCGGTCGAGTAGCTGGCCCCGAGGAAGTTCCAGAGCCCGCCCATCATGCGGTGATTCAGGCCGGTTCCGCCAGAGGTGAAGTCGCCGGTCGAGACGAGCACCGACTCCCTCTTGCCCCACAGGAACGCACGCTCCTGATCCAGCGCGTGGTCCATGGCCTTGTCGAACTTCTCGTTCTTCATGATGTCGCCGGTTCGGTAGTATTCCTGCGCGGCGTCATCGGTCAGGTCGAGAGCGGTTCGGATGGTCTGGATGTAGTTCCACTCCTCGGTCGGAGCGTAGTTGAGAGCGGTCGGCGTGTCCGCACCTTCCTGATCGGCGTGGCCGACGATGGTGATGATGCCGTGGTCCGCGATGATGTAGCCGACGGTGCTGTTGCCGATGCCACGGACGACGGTCAGCTCATAGGTCGGATGCGAGATGGTCTTGCCGACCACGAGCATGATCTCGCCAGTGCTCTCGACCCGCACCAGGTGGCCGGTCTTGAAGCTGTAGGCGGGGGTGGTGTTGGTGATCGGGACGGCCTGATCGAGGATGATGGTGGTTGCGTCCGCCGCATGCGAACCGGCCACGGCGAACCGCTGCTGGGGCAGCCCCTGCTCGAACCAGGTGAACTTCCGCGAGTTCACGCTCTCCGAGGGGAGCATGCCGAGGATCATTGTGAAGACCGCGCCCCCCTGCGGGTACTCGCGGAGAATCGCTTCCCGAAAGTTGCCCGGAGCTACGTCGGCAGAAAAACTGCCGATTCCGAGCATTCCAAGTGACGCTGCCATTTTCAGTTCCCTCCAGTTCTTCGGAGGGAGCAGCGCTCAGCTATAGGTCACGGCTAGCCAGTCGCCTTCCTGACGACAGTCTGGCCACTGAAATCCATCGCCATCTCCTCTGGAGTCTTTGCCCCTTGCGGCTTCTTTTTGGGTAGCCTTCCGGTCCCAGCCGCCTCGCCTGCGGAACGCTTGACCTCGGACTTCTGCCTGGTCTCAAGCTCGCCCCGCCGACTAGCCAATGCGGCTCTCATGGATGGTGCCATGAGGGCATCAGCGAAGGTCCGCATGCGGTTGGCATCAAACTTCACGCGCAGGTTTGGATTTCCGTGTTCGTCGTAGCCTGCGGCTGCAATCTCCTGGCCTATGTACGCCTTGAGCTGCTCCCATTTCGCCTCATCAGCAAAGTCTTCGTAGCCTGGAGTCCCTGCCAGCTGGTGCTGGACGGTACGCTCGAAGTTGAGAGCGCGTTCCGCTTGAACGGTGGTCTGCACTGGGCCGAGCTGCTGTTCGAGCTGCATGATTCGCGTCTCGTAGGCAGTCAACTGCTGGTCGAGGGCGTTGCGCAGGCTCATCTGGTCGTAGAGGTACTCAGCGAGCAAGCCGCTGTCCTCCGCCACGTGATCCTCGCTGATGCGCCCCGCCTTCTGCAGTTCGGTGATGTACGGCATGAAAGCGCTCTTGATCTGCGCAGCAGGCGGACGCTGGATTGGCGCTGGACGGGGCTGCTGGGCCTGTGCCGCTCGCATCTCCTCGTTCAGCTTCATCTCGATCCACTGCTCGTAGATTGATTTCTGTTGCGCTTCCGCTCCGGCCAAGGCTTCCTTGCGTTCGTCCGCGAGCTTCTGGTAGTGCGTCATCTGGTTCGCTTGCGTGACCAGCTTCTGCACTTTCTCGTGGTCCTTGAACAGCTCGGACGCCTTCACCTTGATGCCGCCGGGGAGGGTGTAGGTCGGCTCCTCTGGAACCGGCTCTACTTCACCCTCCGCCGTTTTCTCTGCAGGCTCTTGTTCTTGCTCTTCCGCGCTCGCTTCTTCTGCGACCTCCTGCGCCTGTCGCTTGGGAGGGCGGTCCCTCTCGCCTTCGGGCTCGGACTCTGGTGCGGTTGCTCGCTCCGATTGCCGATCAGCCTTACTGTCATCAGCAACCCTTGGCCGCGAGTCCCCAGCGTCACGAGAGATGTCGAGAGCTGCGTCGAAGCCCTTCTGATCTACTTGAAGACGGTCACCGTCTTCGTCGTCCACTTTCATGTACTCGTCATCGCGTGCCATGGTATCTCCCACTAGCTCCTGTGATGAGGTTGGCTAGGGCAACCTTCGGGTCGTGGCTCCCGGCTCCCACGTGGCCCATGCTCCCGTACTCCGGGCGGAGCGGTTTAGCTGATCGCACGATTCCTCCACCTGTCAGTCTCTTGGGTGTAGGCTTTTTCTGCGCGGGTCATCGTCTCCTTCTGCTTCTCCACCTCTTGATGGAGGAAGTTCAGCTCACGCCTGACTTCTTGCCAGTCGTCGACTATCTTCTGTGGCTGCAGCAGTTCCCTGCACTCAGACTGAAGCTGGGCGAGAATGGCAACTGCCTTGTGAGGGGGGTCGTCGAACTTGTAGAGGAGGATGGATCTTGCGATCTTCACCTCGATTGCCTTCTTCTTAGCTTCCCACTCCTCGTCTTTCCCCTGGACGCGAGCGAGGGCGCGAGGGTAGACCTGGTCGAGCAGGTCGAACTCCCTCTCCTTCTCTTCCAGTCTCGTTTCGAGCCGAGCTGGATATTGTGCCATCGCTATCCTCCTGCCGGAAGCATAGCATTGCCAGGAGCTTGCACGGGAAGGAAGTTTCCGGCCTGCTCCTGAGCCATGGCCTCTTCGTCGGGGACAACCTGCACGTCCATGTAGTAGCGCCCGATGTTTGTGATCCCCATCTTCTGGGCGATGGTGTCGAAAACCTTGCGGAAGTCGAGCTGTCTACCATCGGGGCCGGGCTGCTGCAGGGCCGGGTTCTGGGCGGCTGATGCCATGATCTGCGACCACGCCTGCGCCGACCTGGCCGGGTCTTCCGGCATGATCCCACTGATCGGGATGTAGTCGAACTCGCCCTGCAAGTCCTGCATTTCCACGAAGATGGAGTCCATCCCGTACTCTTGGGCGAACTCCCCGAGGATGCGGTAATACTGCGCCATCTGGGTGAACTGCTGCCGGTTGAGAATGGAGCGCTGGATGAGCGGCTGGATCGCGTTCTCGTCGCTGAGCTTGGCCAGGATCGCAAGCCGGTCGCTCGCCTTGGCCGTGATTGTGTGGATCTCCGTCGCGCTGCGCTCGGTGGGCAGCTGGATGCCAGACATGGGGTCGTTTGCCCCGGACAGCAGCTGCACCATCTGGTAGAGGTACTGCACTGCATTCATGTAGCTCGGGCCGGTCACGTCCTGGATCGGCACCTGGAAGAAGAACTGCCGGACATCTGCGATCTCGCCGGAGAGCATCATCTCAACGGCCTCGTTCTTCAACCGGATGTGCTCGCCAGGCCCGCCGTACTCCAGGTCATTGCGCTCGATGAAGCGCGGCGAGTAGACCCACTGGTTGTTGAGGACCGAGGTGATGTTCTCGATGTGACTGTTGAAGAGCCAGTTGATGTAGCGCTGCATCGGCTCGATCAGCTCGATGATGCCAGGGCTCCAGGTCGAGTGGAAATCGGGGTCGCTCTCAGCTACCGAGTACGGGAACTGCTGGTGGACGTTGGGCAGCTCGTGCGCCCTGATGATGACCTCGTCGTCGATCCAGGTGAAGACATACTTCATCGGGAAGTCGTCGTCGGAGATTCCCCAGTCCTTCGGGATCAGCTCCACCACCATAGTTTCGGCGGCGAAGTAGCCACGGTCCTTCTCGTCCCGGCTCATCAGGTTGAACGAGCTTTCGTTCATGCCGTCCGTGCCGCGTTTCTCGTGGCGGCTGTCCATGTTCTTCGCGAACTTCGGGATGTGGCTGAGGTTGAAGTAGGGGCCGAACGGGGCCTCCTTCTTCTTCAGCGCGTTGTAGCCCACCTCGTAGGCATGGCCGCAGAACTCGCCGTCCTGCAGATTCCAGAAGGCGACACGCGGGTCAGGCCGGAACTTGTAGGGGTCAACCGGCTTCCAGCGGTTGTACTCGCGGCGCACACCAATCGTTCGGATGGGCGTGTAGGCGAGCGGGCCGAGGTAGGCCGTGAGCAGTTCTGCAGGAACGCCTGGCACCGCCAGTGGCTGGTACTCGAACTTGGCTCCGCTCTCGATTTCCCAGGAGTCGTAGGTGATGCCGGTTCCGAATGCCAGGGCGTCCTGGAACATCGAGTAGAGAGCGCTGAACGCCTTGGTCTGCTGGTTGTCGTAGGCGAGGAGCACTTCCATCATCTTCGCCCGGAAGACATCCTCGGGTCCGCGCCCGGACAGCTGGATCATCGGGTTGCGGGCCGTGAAGATCGACGACATCTGCGTCAGCAGCACATGCAGGTTGGCGTAGGAGACCGGGATCGCGACGGATCTCTGGAACGGCATCTCACGCGCTGACTCATCGGAGGTCTTGTCGCCCAGGCGGGCCTTGGCCTTCAGGTCGATGTATAGCTTGAGGTGTTTCCTGACCCGGTCCCACTCCTCATACCGCTCCTCGCAGTGCTCGACGGAGTAGTCCCGCCGCGCAATCAGCTTGTCGAGGATCTTGGTGTGGAGTTCCTTCCCGTCCTCGTAATCGAGCTTCTCCTCCAGCGGCCTTTCGACGACGCTGATGGACTCGATGTCAACTTCGAGCGTTTGCGTGTCTTCTGGCTCTACGGCTGCCATGGGTTACACCGATCTCCAGCTCGGAGTGATAATCGAGTCTCCGGTCTGGGAGTCCACCACAAGCGCGATGCTGTGGAGGCCGTCGATTGGCGTCGGGAACCAGAGCAGATCGCCAGCCGCGACCCCGGTCAACTTGATCTGCGTCCTGGTCGTGCCTGACCAGGAGTAGACCGGCTTCACTGCGGCCTGGTCCGCCCGCACCTTCCCGTAGACGGCGACGTTGGTCCCCTCCATCCCTGATGCCGGGATCTGGAGGGTGTAGAGAGCGTCGCTGCCAACGGCGATTTCGTTGGTTGTGGTCCCGCCGCCTGGTGCTGTGAAGACTTCATCTCTGTTAGCCATGTCTCACCTCAGCACTTGGCGAAACGGGGGACGATGACGATTGAGTAGGTCTGGCTCGCGGCTTCAAGGGCCAAGCTGTAGAAGCCCTCGATGGGCTCAGGGAACCAGAGGATGTTGCCAGACGCCACATCCGTCAGCTTCACCTGAGTCCTCGTCCCGCCGACCCACTGGTAGACGGGCTTCAGGCTCTGGTCGGACCTCACCTTGCCGTGGAGGGTGAGCGCCGCCCCGGTGAAGTTGTCTGGAACCAGCAGGGCGGTGAGCTTGTACCCAGAGCATGGGATCTCAGCGCTCGTCGTCCCCGCAGCCGCGATGCGGAAGAACGAAGCTGTCGTCTTGTTCAGTAGCCCGTGGAGGCCAGCCTTCGATCCGAGGATGCCCGCGAGTGCATGAGTCGGCATAGTGTCTCCTAGTCTGGAAAGGCAGCGCGGATCTTTGGCTTGCGCGGCTTCATCTTCTTGTTGCCCCTGCCGCTCTCGCGCTTCTTCTCGTTGATCTCGTCTTCGTCGCGCTTCTCTTCAGCAGCCGAGCGTTCCGTCCTCGTCGGCCATTCCCGGTGGACGAGGGCGCAGAGCGCATCGGCGGCATGGCCACGGTAGAAGTAGGGGTCTTCCCGGTTCCGCGTCTTCTTGATCGACTTCGATTCGCCCTCCTGCCAGACGACCTGCGACAGGTCAAGCAGGAGGTTCTTGCAGTGGGCTCTATCCATGAAGATCATGGGGTTGCCCCATTGGTCCTTGAGCCTGCGGTTGACAGCCCTGACCGAATTGATGTTGCTCGCGTTCTTCGATGGGACGCGCATGCGCAGCTTGAACGGGCGGTTCATCAGCTGGAGCGCGATCTCGTCGTAGTTCGAGCGCTGGTCTCTCTGCGACCTGGCGTTCCCCGAGGCGTCACCATAGACGAAGACTTCGCCGTAGTGGTCGCCGTAGTCGTTGAGGAACTTCTCGCAGTTCTCGACGACGCTGCCGGGCGAGGACCAGATTTCGCGCAACACGTAGAGCTTGTTGTTGTTGATCTGGCAGACGAGCCATGCCATGGGATCGACGTTGAAGTCGCAGGTCAGCCGGAGAGGCAGCACCGGCTCGTAGATGGCCTCGTCCACGGTGTTGGCCAGGAGGGAGAATGCCTCGAAGCAACGCACGCCAGCGACTGACGAGAAGTTGATCTCCATCTCTTTCTCCCAGTCGTCGATGTCGCCCCTGCGCTTCATGTGGGCGACCCATTCCACGTCCTTCTCCGGGTCCATGGAGTAGTGGACCGGAACGATCTTCCAGCCCTTTGGGCTTTCCAGGACGCGGACTGGGGGGAGTGCTGGCATCTACTTCCCGCCACCCAGGCCACCAGGAGGAACCGTCCCGAGGTTGGGCATCTGGTTACCTCCCTGACCAGGAGGCTTCTGCTGCGGTCCCTGCGGCATCCCAGGCGGCACCCTCGACGGACCTGCCTGCGGGGGCTGGCCAGCGTATGGCTGCCAGGGCTGCGGCTGACCGGCAGCTGTCAGCGTGCCAGGCATGGGCTGCATGGGCTTCTGCCCTGGCTGCCCTCCGAGACGCTGCAGCGGCCCGATCTGTCCAGGCTGCGGTCCGCGCATGTTCTGCGCTGGCTGGGTGAAGAGGTTGTTGAAAAGCACCTCGCGGGCGTTACCGTACTGCGAGCCCGGTGTCATCCCTGGCGGGATCTGGCCGCTCGGACCCATGCCGGGCATGCCGGGCTGCGGCGGCGGGAGTCCCGGCCCCTGCGGGCGGGCAAAACCACCCTGCGGCGGCATCGGCTTCGGCTTCGCCCCTGCCGGGAATCCGGCGAGGTTTCTGGCCTGGGCCGGGTCTTGGAACTGTGGGTTGGCCATCTGGCCGAGCTGGCCTCTGCTGGGGATTGGCATGCTCACCTCCTAGTTCGCTATCCTACTGATGTCAGACCAATTAGAAAAGCCAATTGCGTTGCACATCTCTGCCATCACGCCGATGGGGCCGTTCGAGGACGAGACGAGGATCGCCTGCGAGCCCTTCTCGACCATGGGCAGGAGGGCTCTCACCGCGCCAGGGGCCTGCGGCTGGAACTCGCACTCGTCCATCATCACCTTCGTCGCCGTGTAGGTGCGCAGCACGTCGCCGCCCTGAGGCACCGCCCAGATGTAGCTCCCGTTCGGGTAGTTCATCTGGCCGATGAGGGAGTCCTTCGTCTTGATCGTGGTGATCCTGCGCCGGAACTCCGGTGGTTTGATGTGGGTCTCGATGAAGTGGCAGCGCTGATCCACGATGTACGCCGCCTTCTTCTCGGTTTCTGACTGCCAGAACAGAGCCGCGTGGTCCTGATACCTGGCAACCCAGACGAAATACGCGGCGACGAGCCAGGACACCATGACGCGGCGGGACTTGGGGATCATGACGAGCGGCTCACTGAGGAGGACCGCAAGCACCTCGCGCAGATACTGTAGGTGCTGCGGCCAGGGGCGGATCTTGGCTGCGCCGCGCATTCCGAACTGGGCTTCGTCAACGGTGAAGACGCACGAGCACATCCATCTCCAGCAGTCCTTCGAGAAAGCCTCATCCAGCTCCTGCTGCATAGCAACGAGGGCGAGGGTTTCGTCGCCCTCACTCTTCAGGAGCTGCTTCGTCTGTGCTGGGAGGAAGGTTCCCCTCACTCGGCTGACTCCATTCCATCATGTTGCGGTACTCGGACAGCCGCTCTTTCTTCTCGGCGGCGGACAGCTTCAGAAGCTCTGCAATCTCGGTCGGCACCTTCTGGAGGTTGTCCAGCTCGAACAGGCCGAGGTGTTTCGCCAGCATGTCGAGCGCCTTGTCGGCATCGCGGAGCTTGATCTTGACGGTGCCTTCTTTGTCATAGGTCAACTCTTTGGCCAGGTGGAGCTTGCCGGAGTCCCTTGCCTTCCTGATGTCAGGAACGGCGATCCACATCTCCTGCTCGGTCACCGGGTCCGTCACCGGCCTGACATCAACGAAGTCTTCCATTGAGGCGGTAGCCACGCTGGCGAGCTGCGCCAGCACTTCGTCAGCCGCCAGGGCCTGCTCAGCGAGTCGCCTTGCGAGCAGTCGGCGGACGACCGCCTTCTTCATCAGGAAGCGCCCGACGCGCTCATACGCCTGGAGCTGGAGCGCCCTGGCCTCAACCGACCTCATCGCAGCTGCGTGGTTGAAGCCGTTGCTCAGGTACTCCTCGATGAACATGGCCTCAGTGAAGGTGACGGCTCCGGCCATGTAAGCCTGGACCGTGGGGTGCGTCTGCAGCACCTGGTCGAGGCTTTCATCGTCCATGAAGCCAAGGGCGAGCGCGAGCTTCTTCCCATCGGGGTCATTCATGCCGGTCCCTCCGCGTCCATGACACCGCTGGCCGCTCCGCGCACTGGGGCGGATTCGGTCGGTTGCCTGGCTCCATGCTCATCACTGCCAGTCAGCGTACCAGAGCGGCGGTCGCGAGGGGGTCCGGCCTCGCTAGGAGCTTCAAGTCATCCTAAACATAGGCTTGGAGATAGCCCATTGTCAATGGGCAACCCGTCAGCCGAGTCCGGTCCAATCTCTTGGCCTTGGGGAAAAAACGAGAGTCTGCTCGAATTCCCCCTTTTCTGGACCGGACGATGCGTAGCGGAGGAGTGCCCTGGCGGAGGCGCGTTCCTTCTCAATTCTGCGGAGGATAAGCTGCAGCACCTCGATCAGGAGCCAGGTCACGTTCTCATCGGCCAGGGTGTAGAGAGGTTTGGCCTTGCGCCGCCTCTTGGAGTAGTGGTACTTGATGAAACCGTCGTTGGCCAGGCGCTCCCACTTGGGGCGCTTCGTGGTTTTGGTGAGGAGCGCCCAGTGCTCCGTGAAGTCCTGGGGGTTCTCGTGGAGGAACAGCAGGGCGCTGTAAACGCCAGAGGGAGCGCGGGTCAGGCGCTCGAAGTAGTCGGCCATTGCCGCCCGTCCGCTATCGGTTGCCCATAGGTCCGCCATTTTTCGGTAGCTCCTTATCTCCGCACAAGCGCCACAGGTCAGGCTCCCTGATGGACTTGTTGCCCTTCGTTCGGCTCACTTTTCTGAGCCGCTCCAGGCGCTGCAGCCGGTAGGACATTGCCTGTCGTGTGACCCCAAGCTCGCTGGCGAGCGTTGACATCCGCGCCGGGCTGAGAGCGTTGATCTTGAGTAAAATCTGCCGATCCGTGACTTTGCGTAGCCCTTTCATGCGCCTTCTCTCTTTCTGGCGAGTGTCACCATTGATCGTAGGCCACAACGTGTCAAGGGTCAATCCCTAAAATCGCGCTCTTTTACAGCCCAGCTCTCCCCCGAGCTTTGCGAGGGGAGAGCCGGGCTGGAGCTTGACCGGCCCGGCCCCCTGTGGTAAACCCGAGTAGGCCATAAAGGAGAAAGAGTATGGAAGTTTCGATGTCGGACCCGCGCCAGGACGTGAGGTTCGGGAGGTGCCGATGAGCCGTGGATTGGTAGGGCGTTACCTGTGGCAGAACCCCGGAGTGCGAGAGGAAGCATCCAGGCTGTTGGAGATTGCAAGGGACAGCCACCAGCTGCCCATCTGCACATGCAAGGAAGTCGAAGAGACCATCGACGGGGTGCTCCACGAGCCGAAGTGTCCGATGGTCCCGTTCGCCAAGGCGCTCTGGCAGGAGGCCATGGACCGCTGGATGGATCTGGAGCGGGCGGGGATTGGAATCCCGAAGACGGACTGGGAGCCGGAGGCTGACGATGCCGATCTATGAGTACCTCTGCCCCAGCTGCGGCCATCGGTTCGAGGTCTTCTACGTCGCCCAGCCACTCAGTCCGCGAGATCCTGCCCCCTGCCCGCTCTGCGCGTTCCCGGCTGCCCGCATCATTTCCCCGGCGAAGGTCAAGAGCGTGGAGCGCAAGGGGACTCCCTACCAGCACCTCTACGACGACACCGTCACCGCGCTCGGCATCGAGGACTTCGCAGCTCCCAAGGGCAGCGGATCGTTTGACGATTGGTCTGAGACCTACGACCCCTCGTGGGAGGATGATGAGTAAACCGTTCGACTTGAAAGGAAAGAAGGCATGAGTGAGCACATCAATACCTACGCTGCGTGCAAGGAGCACAAGAACGGTCACGCGGAACACTGCGAGAAGTGTGAGACGGAAGCGCTGCGCGGCCTGCTCCGCGAGGTAGCGCAGTGCTACGACGAGTGGGACTTCAATGCGGACCACCACAGCGTGGCAATCCCGAACAAGCTGTGGAACAAGATCCTCCCGCTCCGCACCCCGCCTGTCGTGGATGTCAACGGCAATGGGTAGCATGGACGCCTATCACCGCTGGCCCATCCCAGGTTCCTTCTACGGCGAGTATCCCTACGGAGGCTTCGGCGGAATCTACCCAGGCAACACGCAGCAGCAGATGAACCAGTACGCAGGGCTCTGGCAGAATCAGGGCATGACCCCTTCCTGGCCCGCAGGGCTTCAAGGGATGCAGCAGATCGAGATGTGGAAGTGCGACCACTGCGGCTCCCGCTTCGAGGAGAAGCCGGAGCGCTGCAAGAACTGCGGCTCGAACGCCATCCTCCGCTTCGATGATCCGGGGGAGGGAGCGAGACAGAGCCTGCAGCTCCAGCAGCAGCTCACCCAGATGGAGATGACGCTCCTGTTTGGGCTCGGCATGGAACCCAAGCAAAAGAGCGTGAGCGAAGCCGTCGCGGAGTTCCGCGAGGAAGTCGCCGCCATCACCTACCGTCCGAGCCTCTGGCAGCGCTTCCTCCGCTGGCTGGATCGCTGCGGCTACAGGGGGAGGTGAGCCATGAAGTGGTGGCAGTACCCAATCTACTGGGCAGGCAAGAGGAGCCAGCGCGTGCGCCTCGCCTACCATCAGCGCACCGGCAAGTTCCTGTGGGGAATCAGTGGGCTCGTCAGCGACAAGGACTGGAGAGCGATGATGAAAGGGAAGGGTGGTCCATGAGTGACGTTCGACGCGCCTACCTGACCGGCCACGACGAGGAGGTGCTGCTCTACGACAGCGGCGGGCCGTTCGCCATCGTGCCGTGGGAGGAGTGGGAGCGCCTACAAGCGGTAGTGGACGCGGCGCGACCCTATATGTGCGCCGGGGACGACTGCACCTGCGATCTGTGCATCGCCATCCGCGCCCTAGACGGTGAGGTGAAGCCATGCCCGCTATGCGACGGAAGCGGGCTGGATGAGTCCGGGGAGCGCCAGTGCCAGCGTTGCAACGGAAGGGGACGGCTGGACGGTGAGGTGAAGCCATGAGTGAAATCGTGAAACGGCTATTGGACGACGCTGGCGACAATGACCGATATAGCGTTGGGTACTTTGATGGACACCGGGACGCTCGTGAGCACGCACAATCCGAGATCGAGCGCCTGCAAGCGGTGCTGGACGCGGCGCGGGAGGCGTGTCTTGAGGTCATCAACGCCCAGAGGATTATGGAAGAGGTGAGGGATACAGCAGATGACATCCTTCGTGCCCTGGACGGTGAGGTGAAGCCATGAGTTGCAACCACAAGCGCAGGATTGTGGTTGTCGAGGGACTGTGGCTTCGCCGGAAGCCATCTGTTGTCGAGAGTGACACCGTGCGCGTATGGCGTTGTGAGGCATGCGGAGCGATCCGGCTCGACCAGTTCAATGAGTTCTGCTACGGGCAAGGAGTTTGGAGTCGTCCGAACCGAGCGGGTGAGGTGAAGCCATGAGTGACCAGAACCGACTTGACCGGCTCCGTCGATGCTCCAGAAATGTGGTCGGCGTACTGGTGCAACAGGACATGATATGGGCGGCTGACGAGATCGAGCGCCTGCAAGCGGAGCTGGACAAGGCCAACAGCGCCAGGGCGGGGCTTGTAACCTTCGCTCAGATGTATGAGGAGAAGTGGAAGGCGGCGCAAGCGGTGGTGGACGCGGCGCGGGAGAGGTGCTGGGAGATCATCTCTCACCGGCGGCATGAAGCCGTCGAGACGGCGCGAGAGATCCTCCGCGCCCTGGACGGTGAGGTGAAGCCATGAGTGATCCGGTGGACAAGCTGCGTGACCTGATCGGCACAATCTACAAGCAGGAGGCCGAGAACAAGCGCCTACAAGCGGTGGTGGACGCGGCGCGGGAGGTTGCAAAGAGATGGGACATCCGTGGACTTGGCAACCCGCTCCCCGGAGAACACCCAACTGACGCTGACTGCCTCAACGCAATGAGCGATGCCCTCCGCGCCCTGGATGGTGAGGTGAAGCCATGAGTGACACCGAGCAGTACGTCGAGAAGATCGCCCGTGCCTGGCACAAGCACATCCAGGAGATCAACCGGGAGTGGGGCTTCTACGGCTCCGAGATCCAAGTCTCATGGGAGGACGAAACCGAGAACGGAAGGCGGGACATCTGCAACTGCATCCAGCGGATCATCGACGACGGCCTGATCCCAGCCTCCGAGGACTGGGAGTGGGAAGCGATGCTCAAGCGGATCGCGGAAACGGTCGTGGGGATGACGCCGGAGGAACACGAGCGGACGCTCAAGGCGATGGGAATGCAAGAGATCAAGACCGCCTACGGAACATTCTGCATCATCCCCCACCCGTTGCTGGAGGAGAAGGATGAGTAAGCGGTTCTTCTCGGCGCTCTGGGTTCTCGTCTTCATCGCCTACGTGGTGGTCTTCGCGGTGATCTCGTGGTGGATGGTGAAGACGCTGTCCCTGGAGCTGATCGGCGGGAGATGAGAGATGAGTGAGAGGGAACCCGGCGAGACGGATCGCGAGTACCTGCACCGGCTGTACCCGGACCTGGGACCAATCGTGAAGTGGATGGAGGGGAAAATGAGGGTTGACGGAAAGAGGGACATCCTGGAGCGGCTCGAAGATGACAGCACGGAAGTCACGAGCGAGCTGTTAGAGGACGCCAGGGAGGAGATCGGGCGGCTGCGCGAGTACATCAGGGTGCGTTTGCCAGCCGCCCAAGCTATGGCGCTGTTGGGCCTGCTGGCCGAAGAAGGAAGGAAGGTGGTGGGCGATGAGTAGTGAGGCAAGAAGAGTGAACCTGCAAGCCAGGCCGCTGTACGGACACCCCTTCCCGCTGGAGGTCACGGAGTACGTGACGCCCGCCGAGGACGGGGCCTGGGCGCTGCTGCCCTGGAAGGACTACGAGACGATGCGGGAGATCCTGAGCAGGGTGACGGGGGAGATCCTGGCCAAGCGAGTAAAGATGCAGCTGCAGGGCGACCTGAAGCTGGTGGAGGGAAACGATGAGCAGGACGACACGTAGAGGGCTGTTCGGGCTGCTGGCGGCGCTGCCGATTGCGGCGAAGCTCGGGTTCGCCAGGGAGATGGCACCGGAGGTTCCGGCCAAGGGCTACGCGGTAGCAGGAACCGGGGGGGCTTGGGAGAACACCCGCCTGCGGGTGGCGCTGCTGCACGGAGAGGCTGAGGTCTCGGGCCGGGGCTACCGCCGTGTCCTGGCCGAGTCCTGGAACGGGAAGATCCAGCCGCTCGGCACCACCAGGCTGCGGGCCGAGTTCCCCCGAGCCGAGGGGAACTGGGGGTTGGTGGACAGATACCGGGTCTACGATGAGGAGACCGGCCACCTGGTGGCGAAGGGCAGGTTCAACAACTGGGAGAACCCACCCTACATCGCCATGCGTGACACCGCCACGTTCGACCTGGACATCGACATCATCGGGGAGCAGGACGATGCGTAGGCCAGGGATCGGCTGCCGGGTGTTGAGAGGGCTGGGGATCATCGTCAACAGGACCGAGAACCAGATCGCCTCCGGCTTCATCCCGCCCGACTGGACGGGGGAGAAGCTGCGGGACGTGAAGCTGGCCTGCCGCTATGCCAGGAAGCTGGTCATCTGGCAGGCCAACCGCCGCCTGGAACGGAAGGAAGAAGGGGAGGAGACATGAGGGACGACGAGACCCGCGATCATCAGCCCGAGCAGCGCCCACTGTTCGACCTCGCCACCCCGGAGCAGCTCCGCGACGACGCCATCGCCCGCGTCGCCCACGGCGCTGGCGACTGGATCGACCAGGCCCTGGACGTGGTGAGGGGCGTCTGCCTCGAACGGGACGAGTTCACGACTGACGCTGTACACTGGTACGCGATGCAGATGGGGCTCGAAGAACCACGCGAGCCACGCGCCTGGGGCGCGGTGATGAAAGCAGCCATCGGGCAGTTCTGCATCAAGACCGACCGCTACATCAAGAGCCAACGCGGCCTCTGCCACGCCCGCCCCATCCCCGTCTACAAGAGCCTGCTGCGATGGGCGGGGTCGAGATGAAGATTGGCCGCCGCACCTTCATGTCCCTGTTCGGGGCGACTCTGATCGCCTGGGGTCTCGACCCAGCCGTCATCTACGAGGAGATCCCGGACCACATCTTCAGCGTCATCCCCAACAGCCCCACCGACGCGCAAACGGCCAAGCTCCTCGAAGAGATGCTGCACTACCTTCTTGGGAGACACATCGACAACGTCTACGTGGCCCTCTCGACATCCATGACGTACAACCCTGAGCCCATTGCTTGGGAGTCTGAACCCATTACTTTGGAGGAAGCGACATGAAAGAGACCGGCTGGATCATCCTGGAGCGCCCCACCACCAACCACACCTTCACCTACCGCCCGATCACGATGAAGCTGGCCAAGAAGGACGCCATCGCCGCCTACAACCGCACCGTCGGGAGCTACCTGGAGCGCTTCGGAGACTTCAAGACCGACCACGCCAACAAGCTCGCCTTCGCCGTCAAGTACAGCCTGGAAGTGGAGGAGCCCGCATGAGTCAGCACCTCGCCCGCCAGATTGCCGAGGCCAAGGCCAAGATTCCTGACCGCCTTTCCAACCTGGAAGCCGCCTTGAAGACCACCATCGACAAGGCCGACTCCTTCTTCGCCAACGCCGAGACCAAGATCCTCGACCAGGGGAAGAAGAACGCCGCCCAGGACGCCGAAATCATCAGGATTGTGAAGGAACTCGCCTTCCTCCAGCATGAGTGGCTGGATGTGCGCATCTACCTGAGCCGAAACATCTTCTACCGCCTCACCCACCGCCTCCCCCTGCCGGGCTCCGAGCCCGAAAACCCCCTGTTTACCAAAACTTCCCCTTCAGAATCAAGCACTTAGGGGAAAGGGGGGTCCGAGTTGCGAAAGAAAAGACGCCTCTCAGGCCAGAGAATCAAGCAGTCGCTGGAAAAGCTCAACGCAGAGCGTGAATTCCTTAGATCGCAGCACCCACAGACGAAAACCAGCCCTCCCAAGCCGCCACCAAAGGGCGAGGACGTGGGGAAAGGCTAGGTTTGGCGGCGATTGCTCGGTTGGCGAGCGCCCTCGTTGCCGCCTTCTCCTCTCGTGGTGTTGTTGAAGCGCATTCTGACGGGGTCGAACATGGCGGTGAGGGTTCCGAGCGGGCCTTGGCGCTGTTTCCGGTCATAGATCAGGGTTCGCGGGCTCTCTCGGTCAGGCCGGTAGAGCATGAGCACGGTGTCGGCGTCGTTTTCGATGGCCCCGCTCTCTCTGAGGTCTTGGAGGTGGGGCTCGCGGTGCTCATCGACGTGCTTGCGGGACAGCTGGGCGCAGACGAGCATGGGGACTCTCAGGTAACGGGCTGTGAGCTTGAGGTCGCGGGAGATTTCTGCGACCTCCTGCTCGCGGCTGCGGTTCCTGGTTGTCGGTTTGACGATCTGCAGGTAGTCCACGACCACGAGGTCTAGCCCATGCCGCAGCTGGACCAGTCTCGACCTCGCCCTGATCTCCATGGGCGTGAGGCCGGGCGAGTCATCCACCCACAGGGGGAGCCCGGCGAGGTCACGGCTGGCCCAGCTCAGCCTGTCCTGAGCGGAGCTGTCGAGGGTGGTGCCGCGCTCGATTGCCGTCATGTAGAAGCCGGTGCGCTCGGACAGCTCCCGCGTCGCCAGCTCCTCACGGCTCATCTCCGGGGAGAAGTAGACGACGGTCCCGCCAGCCCTCGCCACGTTGTCGGCAATCTGCAGGGCCAGCGACGACTTCCCGCTGGAGGTGGCACCGGCCAGGACGATGAGCTGCCCGTGGCGCATGAACACCAGGTTGTCGAGCGCCTCGATCCCGGTCCTGACCACAACGCTCTTCGCCTCGCCAGCCGCAACGGCAATCGCGTCGGAAACAACCCCGCTCGCCACTTCCCCAATCCGCACCATGTCGGACGCCCTGGCCCCCGAGAGTTCGACCAGCCCAGACGAGAGCCCGTCGATCAGGTCGTCGGTGCTGGCGGAGGAGTGGCGAGGGTCGGCATCACGGACCAGCAGCGCCAGCCCCCGGCGAATCGCCAGGTCGCGCACCTTCTCCGCGTAGTAGCGGACGTTCGCGACATCCGGCACCGCCTCCTCAGCCTCACTCAGAAGAGCCGTGATCCCACCAGCAAGCTCCCCAGCTTCCCTCATGGCCCTGCCGAGCAGGAGAGTGTCAACCGGCCTGCCCTCCTCCACGAACCACTCCATGTACTCGAAGATCGTCCGGTGCGCCTCGACGTAGAAGTCCGTGGGCTTCAGGAGGTCAACCGCCTCCAGGAGCGCCACCTTGTCCCGCAACGCCGCCCCCAGCACCGCCTTCTCCATCTCCAGGTCGTGATCCTCCCACTCAGCTGCCATCTTGCCCTCCAGCCAACCTGTCGAACGTCTCGTTGAAAGAAGCCAGCGGATCAGCGCCCTTCTTGTCCGCGTAGTTCCCCTCAATCACCTTGATGAAGTTCCGTGGCCCCATGATCCAGTCAATCGTCGCCCCCGGCCAGCCGTCCCTGCCCGTCTCCCCACGCAGAAATGCCGAACGCTGAATCCACGACATCGCCTTGATGACATCCTTGAGCCCATGCTCGCGAATCCGCGCAGCAATCACGCGCTTCCGACTATCAGAAAGCGCCTTCACCTGCGGCAGCCTCGTTCCGGCAATCGCCGCGTGGTAAGCCTCAACCACCATCTTAATGTCCCGAAGTGGAACAGTATCCGGCCTGTCCACACCCAGGTCGTCGGATTCCGACGACGAAGATGTATCCACTTCTCCCTTCTCACTTCTTACTTCTCTCTTGTGGTTACTTTCGTTACCTGGAGTTACATCTTGGTTACAGTCGGTTACACCTAACTCCCTCTGCTTCTGCCTCCACCGAGCCACCTTCTCCCTCGTCTTCTCCCTTGCCTCCTCCTCACTCTGCATCCTCCGATACTTCTCCGCGTTCAGAATCAGCCAGTCGTTCCCCTCAAGCCGCTGCAACCGCCTCCCCTCAAACTCCTGACTGTGCGAATTGAGGTCCGGTGCCTGAAACTCCTCCAACGCCTTCTCCACTGACTCCAACGGAAGATTTGCCGCCCTCGCCAACGCAGCCGGAGTCCCGTTCACCACCCCGTGTGCATCCATCGCCGCCAGAAGACAGATCCAGAACCACCGAGTCTCCACCTCGCAGTCGTTGATCGAAGAGGTCAACAGCCGACGCCATAACTTCGCGTAACCCACGGTTTACCTCCAGTAACTACCTGTAACCCACGAGAGGTTACTACAGGTTACAGCGGCTGTCAACGGAGCCCAGCGCTCAGTCATTGGGACCGCCAGCTTCCGCCGCTCCCCGATTCTTATAGGCGGCAAGCGGAGCGTGTGGACCATAGAACAGCTCCCGTGCATTCTCGGGGTGCTGGAGAACTGGCCTGTCAACTCGAATCCCAGTGAACCATCCCCATGATTCGCCAATCAGAATGGAGCGAACCTGGGTGGCGGAAATGCCCAAGGCTCTTGCAACCGACGCGGTTGAGTAGCCCTGGCAGTGGCAGTTGATGATGTCAACAACATCCTCCTTCGTCAGTTTGGCCCGAGGATGATCTGCCCCACGGACGTGGTAACCCATTTCATGCTCCATCCTTAGCTTTGATCTGTCCATTGGAATCTACCTCCTGTCTCATCCTAGACCCTCTATCTCTAGCTGTCAAGCCCCCACCAACGTCGGCATGCCGACATAGCCGACTAGCCCCAGGTGCAAAGGCTCCTCACCCCAGAATTCGTTTCGCCAGGAAACTGCACCACGATAGAAGAGGCGAGGGCGGGAGGGTCGCGGAAGCGCCTCCCCCCGTACGTGCTTGCGCCTGCCCGCCGCCCCGCCCCTGGAGGCCCGCTGGGCGGCTCGCATGGCCCTTGCCGCTGTCCAGCCCGATTCTAAGTCCTTACTACGTAAGGACTTACGGGGCCAGTGTCCGAGAAGGTCTATTATGTCAACCTGCCGCCTTCGGCGGCTACGCGCATGTGTGGGCAGGCCGGAGTGCGTCAAGGCTCCGCCTCGCGTGCGACTCCCCACCCATGGCACGCGAACGTGTTGCTCTGCAACACGTCACGTTACGATTTGGTAACGACACGTTACGAGAAGGTAACACCTCTCCAACCCCGTGCGGATCTGCGCGCGGTTGGCATGTCGTTTTGGCACTTCTGCCCCTATCCGTAGGGTGACACGTAGTGTCCCCTACGGAATAGGGGCAGGAGGTGCAGCATGGCGAACGTGGTCGGTTTGGCGGAATTGAGGCTTGCGCTCATGGATGCGGCTCGGCGTGCGGCAGAGCGGCGCGGGGAGCCGATGGACTGGCGGCGATTCATCGACGATGCCGTGGCGTTGGTCGCTCCCGACCCGCCCGTGAATCCGGCAGAGCCGGATGGCGCGGAGGTCGAGGATCGGCTGGTCGAGTGGCAGTCGGTGGTGTTCGAGCAGGAGACGGCGCGTGAGTCAGCCACAGGCTGACCGTGCGCGGTCTATGGCCGGGAGGTGCAGTGGGGCTGGCCACCCCGTCTCTCACCTGCACCTCCGAGACTTCGTCGAGGAGGTGCAGGATGAGAGACGAGGGAAGGGTCCGGCGAATTCGGGAGCCGTTCAACCC